TATAAATACAATGGTATGCATGTACCTTCAGTTCAGTACATAGCAAGATGTTTAAAGGAGTATCACAAATGTTTGAGTTCTCAAAAATAGCAGAAAAGTTTGACGAACACTTGTCTGGACAATTATATTGGCATAGCAATTTTGTTAATCATTTCTTGCCTGAGATTGCATCTGTATTTATGGCAGAAGAAACAAATGTGTATGATTTTGGTGCATCAACAGGTAATGTTGAATTGGCTTTATCAAGTATGATTAAGTCGAGGAACATAGACTTTATACCTGTGGAAAAATGTAAAGAAATGGCAGAAAGATATAAGGGGGAAAGCGAAGTGGTTGTTGATGACTTTCTAAATATATACATGGAAGAGTTTTCATTTGCCACATGCGTTTTATCTTTATGTTTTGTCCACCCATCAAAAAGAGAAATGTTTATTGATTCTTTAAAAAATAATTGTATGGTTGGGGGTGCTTTTGTAATACTAGAGAAAATGAAATCTAAGGGTGGATATCTAGGAACAGCCTTAAATAGAGTTACATGGCGTAATAAGATTGAAAATGGCGAATCTGTAAAAATGGTAGTTAATAAAGAACTTTCGCTAAGTGGAGTTCAATACCCTCTGAGCGAAAAAGAACTTGAAGGATTTGAGTTAATATGGGCGTATGGTGATTTTCGTGCTTACATTTGGCTAAAGGAGTTTTAAAATGGAAGAAGAATTAGATTATCATTGTTCTGAATGCGGAATACAAATTTCAGAGTGGATGCTTAGAGATGTGGATGGAGTTACAATTGACACATGTTTGAATTGTGCGATTAAATCATCTTTAATGTTATGTCCTGTGTGTAATAAAAATATAGGCATGACAAATGTAGATCGTGCTAATAGAATACTTGGAGAAGGGTGGGAAGAAATGTGCGAAGAATGTGCTGTTGAGTTTAGAAAGGCAGATTAAAATGGAAGATGAATTTATTATTACTTTTTTAAATAATAAAAAGTATAAAATTAAAGATGTTAAGAAAATAGTAAAGTCTAAACCAAAAGAATACAATAAGTATGTAAGCACTATAGATGAAAAGATATGTAAATGGGAAATAAAATGAAAAACATTAAAATAAAGATTGATGATGAAATCTTCTATGTTTTTTATAGCAACGAGTGTAATTCAAAAAAAGAAAAAATAAGGCTGGATTGGGATCAATTGTTATCTCATTTAAAAGATTCTATTTTTCCAGAACAAGAAGATGTAAATGAAGATACAAATAATAATCACATAATAGACTTGTCTTTATTTCAAGATGATCTTAAGTTTTTAGTTTTTACTCATTCTTTTGGAAATAAAAGAGTTTTTTCGATTTACTGTAATCAAAAAATAATATCAAAGAAAAAATTGGCCTTTGGTAAATGGTCCGCAAAACTTGAATGTGGTCATTCATATTTAATGGATGAAAGCATAGATGATTTAAATAAGTTTAAAAGAATTTTTTGTTCTAAATGTTTGGAGGAATCTGATGGATAAGGGTTATATTCGTAAAGATAAATTGTCTGAAATAAAATTGCAATCTGGAGGATTAGTATTAATATCATTAGAGCAAATTCAATATTTGCTTGAAAATTTAACTGGTAAAAACTACGATGTTTTTGAATTATTTCAAATGTTAAGGTCTTTTGATGGAGACATAATTAACATGGACATGATGGAAAACATAGTTGTAGAATGTTTGTATACATTAAATACAGATGGAACTAATTGTAAGCATGTTACCATATCTCCTGTTGCAGAAGATAAAGAAACTTCTAGAATGGTATGTGAAGGAGAAAAAACAATGGAAGAATACTATATATCTGAAACAAAAAGACTCAAGGTAAATATTTCAAAAAACCTTAGTTTTGTAACTGAAAAGTGTAAAGAGTATAAAAAATTAATGTTAGGGAAAAAACATGAAAACAGATGAGATCATGAAGCGTATTGAAAGTGGGAATAGTTTGGCAGATAAGGTTGCCAATTATCTAAACTTTAGATTTAAATACAAATTTGAAAAAGCTTCTATTGAAGAAGATAAGAAGTTGATGATTGATTATAAATGCAGCAAAAGCAATAAAACTGCACAAATGAAATGTCGTGAAAACAAATCAGACATCATTTACGAAGCAAAAAGATTCTATTCTACAAGCGGTTGTTTTTATGAAGAGGCAAATGGTAGAGATGTGAGAACAGAAGCAACCCTATACATATGTTTGTCAGCAGATAAAAAACAAATAATAGTTGCAGAAACAGAAGCAATTAAAAAAATAGTTCAAAAAGAAATGCAGAAATTAGAAATAACATTAGATCAAGTAAAACAATATGAGCAAGAATGTGCATCTACTAGGAATAAAACAAAAAAATTAGCTTCAAATAAATCTAGAATTGAAGTATGGTTTAAGGTTGATGAAGGTATAGATTCAAGACATTACAGTAAACTTCTTGTCTTTATACCTTATTCAGCTATATTTGAATCTGTAGTAATTGATTTGAGAAACAACGAAAATATTGAAGATGAAAGGACTTGGAAAAATGGATAATGAAATTATGTTTAATCAAAGAATACCTAGTTTGCTTGTTGTTGACAACTTTTACAAAGATCCAGATTCTATAGTTGGAAAAACAGCAGACTTTAAATTTAAAGAGGAAAACAAGTTCTATAAAGGAAAAAGAACAACTCAATGTTTATTGCCTTATGTAAAAGAAGAATTTGAAAAGTTATTGCAAGTAGAGATAGTAGATTGGTTAAATCAACCAATGAATGGCGTTTTTCAAATAACATCTGGAAATGACCCACTAGTATGGCATAGTGACTCACAAGACTATGCAGCAGCAATATACTTAACGAAAGATGGACCAACTAATGCTGGAACATCATTTTGGAAAGATAAAAAATATGGTTGCAGAAGACCGCCAAGTCACCCATTAGAAAACAGAACAGATATAACAGAATCAGAAATATACACGCAGCATAGCCTATTAAATGAAGATAGTTGGGAGTTGGTAGATAGAGTTGGATCTGTATATAACAGGCTAGTTCTTTGGGATGGTAAAATGATTCATTCTGCTACTATGTATGGCGAATTTCCTAGATTGGTTCATCTATTCTTTTTTAATGTGAAAAAATAATGCCATACTTTTCTATAGTCACACCAACAAACAATACCCAATTCCTTGCTAGACTTTCTCGCTCTATAGCAAGGCAAACATTTAAAGATTTTGAATGGGTAATTGTTCCAAACGGAAATGCAAATATTGATATTGAATCATTGGCTTTTAAACCAAGGATTGTTGAATCAAAAAAGCCAGACTCAAAATTAATTGGTTTGTTTAAAAAAGAAGGGTGCATGGCATCCAATGGAATTGTAGTTGTAGAAGTTGATCATGATGATGAACTTACTGAAGATTGTTTGCAAGAACTATATAACGAATTTAATTCAGATCAAACAATTGATTTTGCATATTCAAATTGTGCAGAGATAGACCCAAATGGAAAGCCGTTTGTATATCACAATAGATATGGTTGGAGAAATAGACCATTTAAATATCAAGGAAAAGATCTATTAGAGCTTATATCATTTGATCCAACTCCAGCTTCATTTTCTAAAATTTGGTTTGCTCCAAATCATGTTCGTGCATGGAAAAAATCATTCTATGAAAAAATTGGTGGTCATGATGAAACAATGGAAGTTTTAGATGATCATGATATTCTTTGTAAAACATATATACAAGGACATGTTAAGCATATAGATAAGTGCTTGTATATTTATTATAAACATAAAAATAATACTTGTTATGGCGAGAAGAATGCTTTCATTCAAGAAGAAACATTAAACATTCATGATAAGTATATTTACGCATTGGTTGAGAAATGGTGTGACCTTAATGGTTTGCTTAAGATGGACCTTTGTGGGGGTTTCAATTCTCCAGAGGGGTATAAGTCAATAGACATGCAGAACGCAGAAATTATACATGATTTAAACGATCCTTGGCCTTTTAAAGATGGTGAAGTGGGATTGATAAGGGCACATGATGCTCTTGAACATTTAAAAGACCCAATTCATGTGATGAAAGAAGCGTATAGGTGCTTATGTCCAATGGGTTGGTTTTTGACACAAACCCCATCAACAGATGGTCGAGGTGCTTTTCAAGACCCAACACATATAGCATTTTGGAACAGTAACAGTTTCTGGTACTACACAAAACAAGAACAGGCAAAATATATTGGTACGCCAGTAAGATTTCAAGGAAATAGAATCAAGAACTTTTATCCAAGTGAATGGCACAAGACACACAACATTCTTTATGTAAAAGCAGATTTAATAAGACTTCCAGATAAGGATTCAAATATAAGAGTTCCTGGAGAAGTTGTGATATGAAACACATATATAATCTACCAGAATTTGGAGAAAATTGGTTTTCATATCCAAATCTATACAAGTCAATGGTTGAAGAATTTTCTTCTGGAAGTAAGTTTGTGGAAGTAGGATCATGGAAAGGTAAAAGTGCAGCCTATCTTGCTGTAGAAATTATAAATTCCAACAAGAATATAAGTTTAGATTGTGTAGACACATGGATGGGCAGTAATGAAGATGCACATACAAATGATTCTTATGTAAAGTCAAATACTTTATATGAACTATTTATTAAAAACACATATTCTTTGTCTTCTGTAATTAATCCAATTAGAATGGATTCTATTAGTGCTTCAAAAATGTATAAAGATAATTCAATAGATTTTGTTTTTATTGATGCTAATCATGAATATGATAGTGTTAAAGAAGATATATCTGCATGGTTTCCAAAAGTAAAGATTGGTGGAGTTATAGCTGGACATGATTATACTAAAAACTGGAAAGAAGTAGTAAGAGCAGTTGATGAATTTTTTATAAATAAAAAGCTTTTATTAAGTGAAGGGTGTTGGATTTACGAGAAAATATAATGGATTTAGCATTATTGGTTCATGCGTGTGACAAGTATTCTTTTGTTTTTGAAAGATTTTTAAAAGCATTTGATATTTTTAATTTAAACATACCATGTTATTTCTCAACAGAATCCACAAATATAAAAAGCAAAAAATTTGAAAACATAAACACAAATGAAAATGTATGGTCATTAAGATTAAATCAATCTTTACTTAAAATAAAAGAAAAAAATGTAGTTATTCTTCAAGAAGACTTTATAGTAAATAGTTTTAATGAAAATTTGTTTTGTGATCTTTATAAGTTTCACAATGACTATGGTTCAGACATTACTAAGACAGGTTCGTTTAAAACCTTTTCGTTGCTAAAAACTTCTGTTGAAAATATGTACGCACAAAAATATGGTTATTATTTAATGAGTCATCAACCAATAGCTATATTCAATAAAGAGTTTTTAATATCAACGCTAAATGAAAAACAAAATGCCAGTGAGCACGAAATGTATTGGTCTGAAAAAATAAAGGAAAATAGTATTTTTTGTTTTGGTAAAAATGAATTTGATCATCAAATGTTTAATCCTGTTTTTGGATATACACATGTTATAAGCAAGGGTAAGCTAATAGCTTAACCATGCCATATCTTTTCTTCTGGACCAAGCAATCTTGCTAAAGTAAATAGGAAATCGCTAAGTCTATTTATAAATACAACAATGTTTTTAAAATCTTGATGTGCTTCCATAAGTCTGACTAAATCAATTTCAACTCTTCTGCATACTGCTCTAGTCAAATGAATTTCACAATGATTGAATGGGATTATAAAATTCTTTAATGGCTTTAAACTTTTAGTCATCAAATCAATAATGTCTTCTGTTTTTTTAATGTGTTCTTCTTTTATCCTTTCTTTTCCAGTAGCCACTTCTGCACCAACTTCAAAAAGAAGATTTTGTATTTCTATTATAAATTCGTACACTTCATGGACTTTTAATTCTAAAATATACTTTTGATTAACAAATCCAATCCAAGCATTAAGCTCATCAATACTACCAAGAAGTTGTATATTAGGATTAGTTTTAGGTACTCTACCTATTTTTGGCAAAAGTGTAGTTCCGTCATCACCAGTTTTTGTATATATTTTCATTTTAAATTCTTGAATATTTTGGTTGTTAAAACGAATACTATTATATATTACTAAACTATAAGGAGGAATCAATATGAAAGTAATAATTAGAAACATGTCTGGAGAATTTTTTTGCAAACAACCAGAAGTTGGATTAACAAATTTAAAGAAAGATGCATATGTTTTTGATTGTTATAATGATGAACATGCAAATTTAGTTCTAGAAAAAACTAAACAATTTATTTCAAACAACGATTTAAATTTAGAAGTTATTGATAAAACACAAATAAATTTAAGAGTAGAATAGGAATAACATGAACATATTTGTTTTAGATAAAGACCCAAAACAAGCTGCTGAATGGCATGTGGATAAACACATAGTTAAAATGCCTTTAGAAACAGCACAAATTTTATGCACTATTCTTAATGGTCATGGTGTTATGACACCATATAAATCAACTCATGTTAATCATCCTTGCACAATATGGGCAGGAAAAAGCATGGGTAATTTTATTTGGTTATGTGAATTAGGTATACATCTTTGTGATGAGTATTCTTATAGGTACGAAAAAGAACACGCATGTAAAAAAATTATAATAGAATGTTTAACTTTTGCGTGTAAAATACCAAACATTGAAATGACAGAATTTGTTCAAGCTATGCCAGAAGAAGTAAAGTCAAATGATACAGTTGAATCGTATAAGAATTACTATATAAAATTTAAATCTCATATTGCCAAATGGAAAAAAAGAAATGTTCCAAATTGGTATAACATAATAAATTAAGGCACTTATGAAAATTAAAAAGAACAGACAAAAAAAAGCTAGAAGAATAATGATTCTTGCAGCAATAAGAATGTCTAAAGAAATTGGAATGAAATTCAATAGAATCAACATGGAGGAAACAAGAGATATTTATATGTGCAAGTATGGCGTAGATAGTTTAATTAGAAGGTTTGATATTGCAAGTATTGTCGCCTGATTGTTCTTTTTGAAATCCGTAAGGACAATGTTTACAATCTTTTTTACAACAACGGCCTCTTTTTTTTAAAAAATATTCAGTCAAAACAACTTGTTTGTTTTCATCTATATAATAATCTATGTCTTTTATCATTTTTTAGGTGACTTTGTTTTTATTCCAGCTTCCTTATATGCACTACGCATTTTAGGGTTGTCATCTATAGCAAACAACACATTTTCTTTTATGCTTTCAGCATGTCTTTTTTTAGACTCGTTTTGATCTTTAGGACTACCACCCATATTATTCATCATAAGTTTATTGTATTTAACTCCAGCTTTCTTTAAAGACTTTACAGTCTCATCTCTATCAGATTCTGGCCTACCAGTTATGATATAAATCTTATTTTCTTTTGACAATTCATTAACATAATCAACCATTTTTTTAATTGGGTATATACCATTACGCAAAATAGTGTTATCTATATCGACAATCACTACATTTGCATTACACAAATAAAAATATATATCTTCTGATGTTTTTCTCATATTTATTTATACACCAGTATGTAGACTGTATTAGCGTATGTGTATTTGAAAATCTCACCGAAAACATTGTGGTATTTAATGATCAAAACATATCATGTAAAAATAACAATTCTTAAAAATAAAAATAAATATAAAGCTAAAATAACAAAAGATGGGTGCATATCAATAATTCTTTGTGCATCATCTGATAAGAAAGCAATTGAACTATTAGAAAAAGTTGTTTGTATAGGTGATAAAAGAAAGATTAAAAATAGCAAAAAAGTTAAGGATTTCGTATTGCAAAATAGCAACCATAGTTATATGTTTGCATTGCGTATTGAGAATGTAGACAGCTATATACAAGATTGTGATCATAAGTAACTGCGTTATCAAATTCAATAACGGTTCTTTCGCAGTTCTTTCCCCGAAGCGATCATAACACCAGGGTATGTACCCAAAGACTGCCATAGAGTAGCCAAACTCTTAACAGGTGGCACGAAAAGTTTAATTAAGAATCAACACTAAGATCGGAGTGACCCCTTCTCCACTTAGACCTGATAGAGCAAAGCACAAAATTCTTAATTAATGTCTTGTTTGGTAGAGTTTATAGCACACTGAAAGTAAACAAAAGAACTCTGATGCTATGCTATCAGGGTAAAGAAGGGGTATTTGTAATGAAGTTTAAAGCTGACATAACACTTAAAAAGTGGGGCAGTGAGGAAACAGTAGTAAACGAATCTTTTAGAGAGATATGTTTGAAAATATTAAAGATGGATATTTTTAAACAAACAAGCTGGCACTACCATGCCGAAAAAGAGTCTTATTTTTATATATTGTCTGGAGAGGTGTCAATACACATATCTGACACCGATGACTTAAATTTGGCACATATAGAGCTTTTAAAACAAGGTGATTGTATTTTTGTGGGAGCAAACCAAAGACATATGATAACATCAATGAAACAAAGCGTATTACTTGAATCATCCAGCTTTGATGATCAATTTGACAAAACTATAGTTCCTCACTAGCTATGTCACAAAATATTTGGACTACGCTCTTTTCTATAAAGCCAAATGAGTTTAAGTGACCAACATCTTTTCCAACTATTAGAGTTATTTCCATAAATTCAGATTCAGATATATAGCCAGTTGAATAAGCTTTTCTTATTATTTCTTTAAATAAAATAAATTCTTCTTTGGTAAAATTTATGGTGTTTAAATTGAGAAAATCAATCTTGCCCTTAAAATAAGCCTTGAGTGTTTGTTGACTTTCCTTTATTCTGTTTTTCATACTGACCTCTTATATCGAGAAAATTATGGCAAAGAAAAATGAACCAGAGATAAATGTAAGGTTATTAATAAAAAGGAATCTCCTAGATGTAGTAGAAATAGAAAAGGCATCATGCTACACAAATGATCCAGACTTTGGCAAAATCCAAAATGATTCTGCTTGGTCCTCATCTTCTTTTACAAGTTTTGTTAGAAAAAAGAATACATTTTCTTATGTTATTTATGAGAATTCTAAAATAGTTGGATTTATTTTGATTGAAAATGGAGTTAATGAAACAACAATAGAAAAATTAGTTGTTCACCCAATGAAAAGAAGATATGGCTATGGAACTGCTATGATTGATTTTTTAATTCAAAAAAAATTCAAGCCAATAATTTCTGCGTACTGTAGGGAAGATGACAATGATAGCATTAAATTCTACAGCAACAAAAAATTTAAATCAAAATTAGAGAAGAAATATTTCCCCAACGATATTGATGCTGTAAAGTTTACTGTGGAGATTGACCATGAAAAATAAAGTATCTGTAACATGTTTAGGTTGGTGCAATAAAAAATTCATGAGTGTTGATCCAAAAACAAATAGATTGTGCAAAAAATGCAGCGAAAAAATAAAAAGCATAACTAATGAATTTGGAAAATGGGGAACAAAAATAACAAGAGAAACAAGAAATGATTAGTTTTTTTTTAAATATATTTTCATCAGAACGATCATCTAAATGGCAAACAGTTAGAAATAAGTGGATTAAAGAAAACCCATATTGTTATGCTTGTGGAAGTAAAAAAGAATTACAGTGCCATCATATAATTCCATTTTCATCTAATAAAAATTTAGAACTAGACATTAAAAATTTGGTTACTCTTTGCACTACTTGTCATTTTGTTTTTGGTCACTTGCACAATTACAAAAATTTTAATCCAGAAGTAATTAGGGATTGCCAAGAGCATCACAAAAGAGTAAAACAATTTACAGTTAAGAGTTTTAGTAAACCTATTTCTTTTTGGAGAAACATTATGAACAAGTTTTTTGGCTCTATTGCTTTGGTTTTTTTCGGTTATTCAATCTATGTTAGTCATATGTATGTAGTAGAAACTAACAAAAATACAACAATTAAAGAGCTTTTTGCTGCTGAAAATAGAATCCTAAAAGATGAAATTTATGCAGAGAGGGGCAAGCCAACTTATGAAAATGGCTATAGGGATGCTATTTTAAGGGCTGGCTCACCAACTGGATCTGGTGCATATCGTGATGGTTGGGAGTCTTGTGCAAAGCTTTACACAGATGGTTCATGGACTAGTGGTTATCATACAGCACTAGAACAATTTGGTTGGAAGAATGAGTCTACTGCATTCAAAACCAACAAACCACAAAATGTCTCTATGAAATAATCTTTTTGTCTTTCGCCCTCATACTGTGTATTAGTATGGGGGTAATCATGAAAAAGAAGTCTCATAATAGTAAAACTTTTGGCGAAATTTCTGGAAAATATTGGTCTTCATTGAAAAAAAATGCAAAAAAAAGAAACATACAAGTAAAAGCAACAATAGAAGAAGCTTGGCAAATTTTCTTAAAACAGAACAAAAGATGTTTTTATACTGGATTAAAAATAACCCATAAAAAATATTTAAAAAGAATTAACAATAAAGATATTTATTCTTTAGGAACAGCATCGTTAGATAGGAAGAATAGTAGTCTTGACTACACCAAAGGAAATATACAGTGGGTTCATAAAGATGTTAACTATATGAAGATGAGTTTAAACGAAAAGTATTTTATAAAACTTTGTAAGCTTATATCTAGGAGATTTTCAAAGAAGGATATTTAAATGAACATAATAATAGAAAACCCTCTGCTTAAAAAAAAGTGTAAAAAAGTTGATTTAAAAACAGGATTTAAAGTTGCTAAAAGAATGGGCATGTTTTTAAATAAATTAAAGAATAAAACAAATAACAAAATAGTTGGTTTGGCAGCAAATCAAGTTGGTATAGATGCATGTGTATGCATAGCATTAAAAAACAACAAGCCATTTGTTTTAATAAATCCAAAAATAATTTCTTTTTCTGATGTAAGAATTAGAAATAAAGAACAATGTTTAAGTTATCCAGATGTAGAATTAGATATATACAGACATATGTGGATTGAAGTTTCTTGTGATAATCACAAAGAAACAGTTTTTTTTGGAAATGTTTCGCTCGAAAGTGACGCAATTAAAAATCTTGAAAGTGCTGTTGCTCAACATGAAATATGTCATTTAAATGGATTGACTTTTCATGATTTTCAATGGAACAACGCACCAACACCAGCGGAGTGGAATTAACATGCAAACTCATTATACAAAAAGCAAGCTAATTGGAAACGAAAGATTTTCTAGTGAACTGGATAGTTTAATATATCAAAACATACCTTCTGATTATTTAATACCAGAAGAAATTCTTTTTGAAAAAATACATAAAGATATACTTAAAGAATTTTCGCACAATAAATATTCATCTAGAGAAATAAATGACAGTTTAAAAAACATGGTTCAAAAAAAACAAATAAAAGAATTGTATGGAACAAAACTATCAAAATACATTTCTATACAGTAAAGGTTTTAAAAACATTATTGTAATAATATTTTCGTTTTTTATAATGTATTTAATATTACATTATATATTAGCAGATTTAATGCACAATGAGGGTTGTAAGTGTGTTGATACTATAGATTAAGGGGTATTTAAGTATGGGTTAATATTTCTCTTTGGAGATTTCCCATGACAACTTACTTTGAGGTTTGGGGAGTGGTTCCAGGAGGAAAGAACAGGATTAAATTAGCTGAGTATGAAGAAAAATATTGGCAAAGAGCAGAAAAAAAAGCTGTTTTTTTAGAAGAAAATGAATATACAAAAATTGTAATTTATGAAAAAACAAGAGCAAATATTATTGATAGAGACAATCGTTTTCTGTAGTATGACTTAGGAACAAAAGGAGGATACAATGAATATCAATTTTTCTGCACCAATCAACCAACTTGGCTATGGTGTTGTTGGCACGAATCTGCTGCTTGAATTTTCAAAAAAACACAATGTTTCTTTGTGGCCAATTGGCCCAATTGATTGTGAAGAAAAAATAATCCCACTTGTTAAATCTAATTTAAAGAATGCTGCATCGTTTGATTATGATGCACCAAGCTTTAGACTTTGGCATCAATGGGATATGGGGTTAAATGCTGGTCGTGGCAAGAAATATGGAATGACATTTTTTGAAATGGACAATATAAAAGAAAACGAAATACACAACTTAAATTTTTTAGATAAAATTTTTGTATGTTCTGATTGGGCAAAGCAAATAGTTGTTGAATCTGGAATAGATAAATCTAAAGTAAAAGTAGTCAGGCTTGGTGTTGATCAATCAATTTTTAAACAATGTGAACCAGACAATGTTAAAACAACAAGAATATTGAGCATAGGTAAATGGGAAATAAGAAAAGGGCATGATTTAATATTAGAAATATTAGAAAGAACATTTAGTGCTGATGATGATTTTAAGTTGATAATGTGCTGTTCTAATCCATTTCTTTCGCAAGAGGAACAAGATCAATGGATTTCATATTATGAAGAAAGTAAGTTCTTTGACAAAATAATTGTTTTAAAGAATAGACTAAAAACACAAAGCGAAGTTTATGACCTTATGAAAAAAAGCGATATAGGCATATTTCCTTATCGTGCAGAAGCTTGGAATTTAGAATTGGCAGAAATGCTATCTATAGGTAAAAACTGTATAGCCACAAATTACTCAGGACCAACTGAATATGGTGTTGAGTCTGGTTGTTATTTGGTTAATCCAGATGGAATAGAACCAGCGAATGATTCAAAGTGGTTTGATGGTAGTGCATCTTGGGCAAAGCTAGAAGAAGACTACATAAATAATTTTTCCAATCAATTAAAAGAATTGCACATTAAAAAACAAAATGGTAACTTAAAAAAAAATATTGCAGGAATAGAATTTTTTAAACAGAATACATGGGAAAGTGCTTGTAAAACAATAATTCGAGAAATTTCACAATGAAAATAAAAGTATCATTTCTTGTATGTGCAAGAGAAATAAATAAAGAGCCAGTCATTGCAATACAAAAAAATAAAGCTAATGATGAATTGCCAACATTTAATTTTGATAGAGAAGATTCAAATATAGATTTATTTGTTAAAGATAAATTTAAAGAATTAACTTCTTTTGACGCAAAATTTAAAAATATTGAAGGATGGGTAAACTTGTTTATTTGTGGAACAATGATTGACTTAGATTCTTCATCTATAGTTTATGCCTGTTATTTACAAGAGCCATTTGAAAAAGAAAATGTTGAATGGAAAACTATTTCTTCTGTTTTAGAAAATAAAATATTTGAAGATAAGTATACTCAAGAAGTCATATCTTGCTTTAACTATTTTTCGAGATAATATGATAAACGCAAAAATATATTTTGAATTAATTGACAACGAAATAAATTCAATAATTCAAATTCCAGAAGACCTTACTGCTGAAGAGCAAATGATATTTGCAGATAGATTCTCAAATTTAATTGGGATGATACAAAGTGGAAATTTATTTCCATCTATATTTCAGTCAGTTGTAGAGGCTGGCATACTAACAGAACAAAAAGCACTATCTGAATTAATAATTAGAAAAATACTTGAAAGTTTTTCTGTCGATTCTGAAAAAATTCCCCTTGTTTCCCCTAGTGAAGCTTTTCTATTTAGAGAGACAAAATGATTGAATGCAGAGTGATTGCCGATTCTATAAGTGAGTCAAAAAAAAGAATAACTACTTTTGTTTGTACCTTCCCAAGATTCATACTTGCTGAGTTTAATACTCATAGAGTTTTCTCTAGAAATGCTGCTAGTTCTAGAGCTATACCATCTAAAAAATTTATTGATCAAATAAATAACTATCCAGCAATGCCAATTTATTGGGGCAAAGAACAATCTGGAATGCAAGCTTGGTCTGAACTTTCGCCTTCAGACATTCCTGTTGCTGAAGAAATTTGGCTTCAAGCTAGAGATAAAATGATACATTGTGCTAAAGAAATGATGTCTATAGGTGTTCACAAACAAATAGTTAACAGGCTTCTTGAGCCTTGGTTTAATGTTACAGTAATTCTCACTGCTACAGAATTTGATAATTTTTTTAAATTAAGGGGGCATAAAGATGCACAACCAGAAATACAAGACCTTGCATTAAAAATGAAAGATTGTTTAAAAGAATCAACTCCAAAAGCTATAAACTTTGGCGATTGGCATATACCTTTTGGCGATAGATTTATTGACGAAAAACTTTCTATTAAACAAAAACTTAAAATTTGTGTAGCAAGATGTGCTAGGGTCAGCTATTTAAATTTTGATGGAGTAATAGATCACCAAAAAGATTATGATCTTCACGATATTCTTTCAAAAGAAGGTCATTGGAGTCCATTTGAACATTGTGCTTCACCATCTGTAAACCCTTGGGAATACTCTGGAAACTTTATGGGGTGGCATCAGTATAGGAAGTCATTTGAAAATGAACAAAAAAATATCTTGGCTTAAATGGGAAGACCCATTTTTTCCCAAGCAAGATTCATATTCTGCTGATGACAACGAAATACAATCACAGAAAGACAGTTTCTTTGATAAAGATAAAGACGAAGAACCAGACAGGCACATGAGAGTTATTCTTGGGCCTTATGGCACAATACCAATAAACGAAAACGCAATAACTAGCAAGCTTTACAAAATGTGGGTTGGACATTGCAATTTTGATATAACTAGAAACATTATGAAAATAATCGAGGAAGTTGAAGGCGTAGAAATATTGCGTATATGGACAAGATATAGATTTTGGATTGGTTTTGGCAATCTTTTTGATGATATTGAAATTCAAAAGAATATAGAGGAAGCAATAAGCCCAACTAAAAAAAGATCAAAAAATGTTTCAATCAATGCACTCTCAAAAGTTTTAAATAAAAAATACAAAAATTGGATTATATATTCTTTAAAAAATGGAGAAATAAAAACATTTGGCAGCGAACAACTTGACGATGTTTTAAATATTGAAATTCAAAATAAAGACTCTATAACACTTGCTTCCAGTTGGAACAGTGACTACAATTAAACAATCGGTCTTTTTACTTTTCAAACAGGAGATTATTATGAGTGATGTTAGAACTGCAATTAGTCCAGAACAAGTTCAAAAAACAATGTCTATTGTTATTTCGACTTTAAAATTTGTTTCAACAATCATCCCAGGCGAAACAGACGATAGAATTGTTGATGTTGTTTCTAAACTTGCACAAGAACCTTGGGTTATTCCAGCGATTACATTCCTGATTAATAAATTTGACAACACAAAACCAATTACTTCCGAAGATTTTCTCCTTGCTATAAAAGTAGCAAAAAATGAGGCTTAATCATGTTTAAAAAAGCTATGTTCTTCTTATTAGTATTTTGCAATCTTACTTTTGCAGAAAACTTTATTGTTCCAGAACAAAAAATTGTTGGAGCAGAACTACCTATTCCTTTGGGTGAGCTTGTAGATTTATCTATAAGCCCAATTCAATCTGCACCGAAGTTTTTAGTTTCAACCACATATGCATGGAAGGTATTTGATGGATATACAGAAAAAAGAATTCGCAACTATGAGAATGGCGTTTTCTTTGGTTCTGGCATACAAGCAAAGAAGCTCAAGGTCATTGTTTCGGTAACTCATCTGTACATAGTCAAAGATAACGAAAAGCTTTTAGAAGCAGCTATTAGAACCAATTTTATTTCAACAGATGTTTTTATTGGCGAAGAAGAACCTAGCACTCCAGTAGAACCAGAAGCTGAACCAGAATTTGGAGAATCAAAGTATCAACTTTCTAAATTTGTTTATGATGGCGTTAAGAATAATATTAAGCTGTCAAAATCAGATAAGACAAAGCAATGTGCTGCTATTGCATCATCCTTTGATGGTATTGCTTCCGCTATTGCTGCTGGAACAATCACAACACTTGAAGAAATACTAAAGAAAACAGCAGAATCAAATAAATTTGCACTAACCAAATCTGGTGGAGATAGGGCAAAATGGGAACCTTTGTTTACAGATATACAAGAAAAGCTTTTTGATTTATATAAAACTGGTAAAATGCAAACAAAAGAAGATTTTGCTGCTGCGTGGAGAGAAATATCCTCTGGACTTAAATTAATAAAATAGGTGAAACATGTCTGAATTATCAAAACTTAGTGGTTGGGCAGGAAAAGATAATCCTTCGCTTGTTGAAAGTGAATTTAATCTAATTAAAGATGGTGGGTCATTTAGAGACTTTAATGTTTATGGCAAAAGCCAAGACACTAAAGGCAAAAAAATGATGCTATATGAAGTTGTTCGTAAAGTTCTTGGCAAAGATACTCCTAATTACGGACAAGAAATTGGTGATTGTGTTTCCTTTGGTGCTAAAAATGCAGTCGAATATTTAATGGCTACTGAAAAACTTATGAAAGGAGATAACGAAAAGTTTGAATTTGTATTTCCTCCGTATCTTTATGGAACAGGAAGAGTTCTTATTGGTCGTGGACAACTTAATGGTGAAGATGGTTCTCTCGGTAGCTGGATGGCAGATGCTGTTATTAAGTATGGGGTTCTTCGTAGTAATTTTGATGGTCTTCCTAAGTATGCTGGAAGCGTAGCTAAAAAATGGGGTGATACTCCTGGTCCAGACAAGAAATTTATTGAAGAAGGAACTAAGCATCCAGTAAAATCTGCTGCTCAAATTAAAAATTGGGATCAATTAGTAGAGGCTATTGTAAATGGTTACCCTTGCACAACCGCTAGTGATGTTGGCTATACGATGACACCAGCTAACGATGGTTTCCATCGTCAAACAGATAATTGGGGTCACCAAATGTGCTTTATAGGCGTTGATGATAGGGCTGATGATCCATATGCTATTATTGTTAACAGTTGGGCCGATGCTCACGGAGAACTTAAAGACTTTGATACTGGCGAAGTCCTTCCTATTGGCACTCTTAGAGTTAGAAAAAAAGATGCAGAAAAGCATCTTAGGGCTGGCGAAACCTTTGCCTATAGTAATTTTGACGGATTTCCAGAACAGTTGATAGATAAAAAGTTGTTTATGCTTATATAGGATTTAAAAATGTCTAAAACAATTACACCTGACTGGTCTAATTTTTTAAATAGATTAAATCAAAGCAAGTCATCTGATTTGAATTACGAGAACTTTTTAAATTGGCAAGTAATACGAGATACAATGTTTGTTTGTGATTCAAGTTTTCATTCTATCGAGTTAGAACATTTAAAAAAAACAAATGACTGGCAAAGATGGGAATCTGCAATACAAGAATCTCCAATTGGAAATCCCAAAAGAAGTAAATTATATCCTACTTCTAGTGAAAACTTAGTGCATCACGCTTATCATCTATCTTTTTTTGAAAACTCCACAAAATTAAAGATAAACGAATTTGATACAGTATTAGAATTTGGTGGTGGATATGGAAGTATGTGTAGACTTTTTAGAAATTTAAATTACGATAAAGATTATTACATATATGACATACCAGAATTTTTAGATCTTCAAAAAAACTATTTAGACAAATTAAACTTTGATTGTAATTATTTTTCTGGAGATGATTTAAATAAATTTAATTTTAAAGGTAAAAAGTTATTTATTGCTACATGGTCATTAAGTGAAAGTCCAAAAGATTTAATTAATGAAACACTAGAAAAAATAAAAAACTTTGATGCTTTTTTAATTTGTTTTCATAAAGATTATTCAAATGGGGATAATGTTAAATACTTTAATGATTTTGCACTCAAGAACAAAGAAGTATCTTTTACATTAACTCCAATATTTTTCTTGTCTGATAGTTACTATTTTATAGGTAAAAAAACAATTGAGGATTCAATATGACAGATAAATCTGAAGGTTTACAATATGGAAAACCAGACAAGGATGATCCAAGGAAAACTCCAGCAAAACCAGAAGAAAAAAAAAGGGGGTCTAAAAAAAACCCAAAAGACTCTGCAAATAAACCAAATAAAAGCACAAAAAAATCTTCAGCATCTTATCTGTACGAAGAAATTGAATATTCTGAATTTTTAAATTCTATTAAAGACATAATAGTTAAAAACAAAGAAAGAACTAAAGCCTTTTTAGATATTGAAAAGTATTTTACTAAATCTGCTGAAAGCTATGATGCCCCACAGTCAGCAAGAAATAATGCAAGAAAAGTTTTAGAATGGAAAGAAAAATACGGAAAAGAATGCAAAGGCATGACTGCTGTTGGTTGGGCAAGAGCTAGAGACTTGGCTGGAAATGCTATGCTGTCTGCCGATACAGTTAAAAGAATGTCTCAATTTAATAGACATGGATCTAATTATGAAAAAGCAAAATCTAAACCAGAATATAAAACTAAACCTTGGAGTATTCCAGCAGTGGTTGCATGGTTAGGGTGGGGTGGAACATCTGGTATTGAATGGGCAATGAGAACAAGTGAATCTATTTTAAAAAAGAAGAAGCAATAATGTTAAATCTAATTCTTTTTTTGTTGTTTGATCAGACTATAAGCAAAGAGCAATTTGTTTTAATAGAAAAAGATTCTATTTCATTTTCTAAGCTTATAGATCAATTATCAAAATCAAAATCAAAAATAGCATTACCAGTAACCATAAATGCAAACCGAGAAGAGTGCTTTACTTGACGGAGAAGAAAATAATGCGGTCGCATAAAAAAATACAAGAAATACTAGAAAAATCAGAAGTCATTAAAAAGTATGATGCTGTTGGTATTTTAACAATAATTATGATCGTTAGTCTTATATTTGAGGGCATAAAAATAATACAGTATTGTAAGTCATCTAAGGTGACAGCATTAATAATAAAAAAGGGCGGGCCAATTGTAAGAATGTTTATTAGAAAAAATCTATACAATAAAATAATCAAGGCAAATGTTCCAGAGAATGATGCTAGAATAATTTCTGACACAATAATTGAGCTTATACAGTCCTTATCTGTAAGCGAAATAATAAATCTTTTAGAGTTAGTTTATGCCGAATCCAAAAGTTAGTTGTTATTGTCCAACTTACGGAAGAACGAGTTCTTTAGAAGAAGCTATCTATAGTTTCTTAAATCAAGATTATGATGGTGAGAAAGAATTAATTATATTAAATGATCTTGAAGATCAAACACTTTTTTTTGATCATCCAGAAGTAAAAATAATAAACTCTAAAGAAAGAATAACCCCTCTTGGCAAAAAATTTAACGAATGTATTTCACATTGTTCTGGAGAATACATTTTTGTTTGGGATGATGACGATATATTCCTTCCTTGGAAAATATCTTTTTCAATTAAAAACATAAATCAAAATAAAATATTTCATACTGGACAAGGTTTTTTTGAAGAACAAATAAAAAAACTGTCTTTGTCTGCAAATTTATTTCATTCAAATTTATGTATGCATAAAAATTGTTGGAAAGATACTGGTGGCTATACTGAAACAGATGCAGCAGATGTAGATACCTATATTTTTAAAAAAATAAATAATTTATATGGGCAAAGCTCAAAAAAAATAAACGATGAAGAAATATTTTACATATACAGATGGTCAACCATAAAAAGTTATCATGGTTCATTTTATAAAGAAAATATAAGTTTAAAAACACAAGAAGTAGTAAAGCAAAAAATATTAAATAATTTAGAACCAATTGGTAACATTATACTTAAACCGCACTGGAAATATGATTATTTAGAAGCAAGAAACATTTGTTTGAAAAATAAAAAATAGACTATTGCCATATCAAAAAAAATAAGTAAGAATCTCTTCTGTCTTATCATTGTTGTGGGTGTATTTATATCCGCTGGTAATCGCCAGTATTACATACCTTTAGAGTTCCGCTTATCCTTGCGATCAGCAGGGAAGATGGGGTTTTTATGTCTATTAAAGAATTGCAAAAATATACGGCTGTTTCTAAGTACGCTAGATGGATAGAGTCTGAAAAAAGACGAGAAACTTGGGATGAAAGCGTAGATAGAATAAAAGACATGATGATTGAAGTTAATCCTTCCTTGCATAAAGATATTGAAAAATATTATGGGATGATTAAAAATCAAAAAATATTAGGTTCACAAAGAGCATTGCAGTTTGGCGGTAAGCCAATCCTTAAGCATAATGCAAGGATATTCAATTGTTCTGCTAGTTATTGCGATAGATTGAAGTTTTTTCAAGAGTGTTTTTACTTATTGCTGTGTGGGTCTGGAACTGGGTTTAGTGTACAAAAACATCATGTCGAGTTATTACCAAAGTTTTCATCCACTAGATTAGATCCAGAGACATGTTGCTATCAACATCTTATTCATAGAGTTGAAGATTCGATTGAAGGTTGGGCAGATGCTCTTGGCGTTCTTCTTTCTTCATACTTTGAAACCCCAATAAAAGAATTTGAAAAATACAAAGATATTGAAGTTGGATTTAGTTATGTAGACATAAGAGAAAAGGGTTCTCCTTTGGGTTGTGGTATAGGTAATGCTCCAGGCTATGAACCACTAGAAAAAGCTTTAGAAAACACTAGGGATTTACTAAATAGATGTACTGCAAATGGGCAGACAGAATTACGAACAATAGATGCATTTGATATAGTTATGTACGCTGCTGATGCTGTTATCTCTGGCGGTGTTCGTAGGTCTGCAACCATAGCTCTATTCTCTGCTGATGATGAATTGATGATTAATGCAAAAACTGGCGATTGGTACTTTACTAATCCACAAAGGGCTAGAGCAAACATCTCTGCATTACTCCACAGGAAAGATACCTCCAAAGAAGTATTTGAAAATCTCTTCAAGGCAACAAAAGAGTTTGGCGAACCTGGATTCTTCTTTGCTGATTATTATGATGTCTTATGCAATCCATGTTGTGAGATTTCATGGATAACTAGGCACTTTTATAAAAAGGGTAGTCCAGAACTGGCCGAAGCTTTGTCATTATATGAAGGACCAATAACAACAAAAGAGTCCTGCAAAGACGATATGCCAGAAGACGAAGTTGGTCTTTCTGGTTGGGGATTTTGCAATTTATCAACCATTAATGGAAAAACAATAACATCAGAAGAAGACTTCTATGAAAGATGTGCTGCTGCTGCCTTTATTGGCACATTGCAAGCATCTTTTACCAATTTCCCATACTTGGGTCATGTTACAGAACTTATCGCTCGTAAAGAGGCATTATTGGGCGTTTCAATTAATGGTATGCAGCATCACCCAAAAATACTATTAAATCCAGAAATTCAGCAGAAAGGTGCTGAAATAGTGAAGAATACAAATAAAAAGTATGCATCTGTTTTAAACATAAACCCTGCTGCTAGAACAACTTGTGTCAAACCAGAAGGCAATTCTGCTGCTCTATTAGGTTCGACATCAGGTATTCATCCAGATCATAGTGGTAGGTACTTCCGTATTGTCCAAGCTAATCAGCTTGAATCTCCTTATCAGTATTTTAAAAGCATTAATCCTCAAGCTTGTGAAGAGTCTGTATGGTCATCAAATAAAACAGATGACTGCATAAGGTTTTGTGTGCAAACCCAAAAGGGAACAGTGCTTAAGGAAGAAATAGATGCTATATCTATGTTAGATAATGTTGTATCTACCTATAAGAATTGGGTAGTGTCTGGTAAAAATCCAGAGCTTTGCATTAGAAAAGAACTAAATCATAATGTATCTAATACAATACATGTTCAAGATAATGAATGGGATAAAGTAAAAGACTACATTTATGATCATCGTGCAGATCTTGCTGGAATATCACTTATAGCTGCTACTGGAGATAAAGATTATAATCAAGCTCCATTCACAGCAGTTTATTCAATTGAAGAACAAATAAAAAATTGGGGTTTTGAAGCTACATCTACTGCTTATAAAATTTATCCAAAATTTTCTGAGTATAACTTTAACTCTTTATGGGATGCGTGTTCTTGTGTTCTTGGTTATTTTGAACCAAAAGACGAAAAACAAGAAGAGTGGAAAAAATTAATTAAAACATATTCTGATCAGTGTTTTAGTTCCAATACAAAGTATGCCACTTATGCACTTAAAGATGCTTACAATTTAGACTTATGGAATAAACTTATAGATAGTTATTCAGAAGTAAATTATTTAAATGTGTTGGAAGAAAAATCTACAATAAATATACAAGGCGAACTAGCTTGTGCTGGCGGTGCGTGTTTAGTATGATAAGAACCAGTTTGAAAAGATCAAAAAGGTGTTCTTGCAGGATTAAGAAATTGAAAAAGGAAAAAAGGAAAAATGCCAAAAAGAGGAACGCTTAAGGTATTTGGTGCTCCATTCAATACTGAGTATTCAAGCTGCTCAAATATTAAGCCAACATTATTTGATTGGACAAAAGAAGATTCAGATATAGAAGTCTTTATAGACTATTCTATAATGCAAGAATCATTTTCTATTCCAAAAAAACCATCTGTACTCAGAGTTGGCTGGTTATGTGAATCTACTACTATTTATGGAAATCTCTACGAACACATAAAATACAATTACAAACATATATTCTCTTCCTTAGACTTTATATTCACATCTGATAAGTATCTCTTATCATTAGATTCAAGGTTTAAATTTGCTTATTCTTGCAGCAACATACCTTGGACACCAAGAGAACTTTGGGGCATTTACCCCAAAACAAAAAAGTGCTCAATGATTTGTTCTAATAAAAAATCTTGCAAAGAACATCTATATAGACATGCTGTTGCTGAAATATATAAAGATAAAGTTGATATTTATGGTGGTGCTTTTAATTCTCCGTATACTGGAGAAAAATACGATAACTTTTACAGAAAAGAAAACGCATTAAAAGACTACATGTTTTCTATAGTAATACAAAATAATTTTAATTCTTATTTTTTTGCTGAATTGTTAACCGATTGTTTTGCATATGGAACTGTACCAATATATTTAGGAAGTTCAGAAATAGGAAGTTTTTTTGATGAAAAGGGAATAATACAATACCAAGGAGGATTTGATGTTGGTACTTTAAATGAGGAATTGTATAATAGCAAAATGGATGCAATAAATAATAATCTCGAAAAGATAAAATTAATGCCAATGTCTGATGACTATCTATATCAACAATGCACTAATATATATAGGGGTAATCATGAATGAGTCATTTCAAAATGGTGATGTTGTTTCTTTAAAATCTGGAAGTATGCCAATGACTGTTGTTAATACAAATAAAGAAACTGGTGAAATTTTAGTTGCTTATTTTGACTTAGATGCAAATGTTATGCGTGATGGTTTTCCACCAGAAGCACTTGAGTTTACTCATGATTCTTGGAAAATGAAGTATTGTGTTGATTTGCATGAAGATGAAGATGACGAAGAAGAAAGTGGTTTTTGATATGCCAACCTATGAATACATATGTGAAAATTGCAACAACTCAACAGAAGAATTTCGTACTTTTGCACAAGGGCATTTAGAAAAATGTCCAACTTGCAAAAAAAATAAATTAATTCAAGTATTTTCTGGTGGAATAATTAGTTATGTCAAAGGTGGAGAAACATTGGGTCAAATAAGCGATCAAAATTTTAAAAGAGAAGGAGGAAAAATAAAAGAAAAGATTGCAAAGGAAAAAGAAGAAGCAGACAATAAGCTTCCTTGGTGGAGATCTGGAAAAATAAAAGGTCTTGAAAAGCAAGACAAAATATTAAATGTTGATAAGATCAAGAATATTAGGAAATATATAGACAAAGGAGAAAAAAAATGAGCAAGTTAAAACAAGAAGACGAAAAAGAAAAACCAAAAGAAGGTTTAATAGATGGGGGGCATGTAATTATAAAGTGTAGTAATTGCAATAAGCCATTAGTAGATGTTTTGATCGTAAAGCCAAACGAAAAAAAAAGTGACGGAACACCATTTATTTGGAAGTGTGTAGCAGAATGTTGTTATTGTAACGACAAAAGTTTTGTTACAGAAATAAAAGGAATATTTCGTGCTGCTGGATTTATTGTTGAAAACAAAGAAAATTCAGAACTTTATACTGAAATTACAAATTTAGATGATATTGTAATTGATGAAGATAATATTTTATTTAAAACATCTAGGAGAAAATAATGGAAATTTATGATGATCCAGAAATAAAATCATATGGATATGATAAAGATGCAAACGATATAGACCCTAACGAATCTTTTTGTTTGGCTAAAAAATCATTAGATATAATCAATAATACCTATTCATATTGGGTTAAGATGTGTCTTTCATCTTTTAGCCCAAGCAAATTATTTGATCCCGAAACAGACCTTGTTGAAGAGTTAAGAAGGTTTGACAACTATACTGGTAAAAACAAATATCATTACAGAAAAGTTAGTGAAGAATGTTTTAATCATTATATTTCATATCTTACAACAAAAAAAACATCTTTCATCAGAAATGCAGATAGGAGTGCCATAGCATGAAAAACAAGAAATTTGTTATTGACGAAGTTAAAGAGTTTTATATAAAATCAAACTCACACTTACAAACAATTGAATCTATAGCAGAAAAGGTTGGTGCTAAGATTGAAGATATTAAAGAACTGTATGATTCTTCAAAAACTAAAGCATCGAATGCATTTCAAATTCATAGTGGAACAGTTTCTATGACTGAAAAACAAGGCGTTGCAGATGATATGAGTGCTAAAAAAGATAATATTAACCATGAATTCTTAGATAGATATAAGAATACAAGGCATAAAATATGATTTGCACTAAAGAAGACGATTTTATTTTTGAAAAGCCTAGATGGATAGCTGTACTATCTGATGGTACAAAAGTTTATCAAGATGATGATAGGCCAAATTTAGAAATAAACTCTGCTTGGATTAGATTAAAAAAACACATAATTACTACTGGATTAAAGATTACAAAGCTTTACTTTCAGTTTAGATCTAATTTTTTTGAACCTTTTCCAGAAAACTCACAAGGTTATTATTTTTCAAATGGGGTTATTGGACAGTTGTCATCCGACTATTCCATAAATCTTTTTGTTTCTGGCGAAATAGTTGGCAATATTGCACGAATAAAGAGTATAAAAGTTCCTGAGTTAATTGTAATAAATGAAGAAGATAGGATCTTAGAAAATCTTTCTATAGATCCAGTAATAATGAATGATTAATTATGGCAAAACAACGAAGTGATGATAGCAAATACGAATCCAGACATGGTGGTGGTTGGATTACTCCAGCACAATTCTTAGCTGAAGTTATGTGCGAAAGAACAGCCAAAGAAAACCTAGAAGAATTACCTATTAAGTTTTGGAACAAACCAAGATGGAAAAAGGAATTTTTCAAACAATTAAATTTAGCCAACACAATACTAAAAGATCATGATGCAGCAGTTGTGTCTAAGGCACTCAAATCAAAAGAAGGTAAAAAAATATTTTCATTGGGTGCTCCTTGGCTTAAGAAGTTGATTCTTTTAGAAGAAAAAAACTTTAAAGAAATTTCAAGCTTGACTGAATCAAAAGAAGCTGTAGAACTTCCAATTAGAAAAACCTTTCAGCAATCTAAATCTTTAATTAAAAGAATAAAGGAACTAGACAATGAGTGACAATCTTGAAAAAATTCTAAAAGAAGTAGATAAACAATATGGCAAAGGTGTTGCTATAAATGCTAACGATTTATTAGACGAGGAAAAACATGTAATACCCTTATCTCCAGCATTAAACTTGGGTTTGCATGGTGGAATACCAGAAGGTTCTTGGATCACATGCTCTGGACACCCAAAAAGCGGTAAAGAACAACCCATCTCTGCCATAGTTTATACGGCTAATGGACCAAGAAGAATTGGAGATATTACATATGGAGAAACAATTTGTTGTCCAAATGGAACGACATCTATGGTTTGTGGTATTTACCCACAAGGAGTAAAAGATGTTTATACAGTAACATTTTCAGATGGTTCAACAGCGGAATGTGGCGAAAATCATCTGTGGAATATAAAAACTAGAGAACAAAAATCTTATAAAACTGTAATGTTAAAAGATTTCATGAGCAAAATACACATAGGAAAAAGCACTAAAGCTAAATATTCAATACCAATAACAGCACCAGTAAAGTTTAATTCAATTAAAGTTCCAATAAATCCATTTGTATTTGGTGCTTTACTTACTGTTGGATTTTTTAACAAAAAAATTACTGCACTAATTGAAAACGAAAATCTACTTAATCGCATTTGCGATTTAATGAATGGAACTGGAGTATCTTACACAAAAGAAGAAAGTCAATTAACAATAAATGTGCATAGTGAATTAAGAGAATTAGGTCTTTTAGGAAGAAAAACATCTCAAAAATTTATACCTCCAAACTATTTATATAATTCGATAGAAAACAGAATGTCTTTATTGCAGGGAATACTCAGCTTTGCACATATAACAAAAACAGAAACCCCAATTCTTACAGTATCATCAAAGCAATTTGCTGAAGACTTTAGGCTATTAGTTCAGTCTCTAGGTGGAATATGCTTAATATCTATGCACAAAAATAACGAAGAAAATTTTATTTATTATTGTTCTATTATAATCAAGAACAAAAAGAAATTGTTTGAATTTAAAAAGGAAAAATTTAAAAAGAAAGATGTAAAAAATAACATATCTAGAAAAATAATATCCGTAGTAAAAACAAGAAGAGAACAAAGTGTTTGTATTTCAGTTAGAGATAAAAGCGGTTTGTATTTAACAGACAATTTTGTTGTAACTCATAATACGCTTACATCACTATCTTTTGCTGCCCAATGTCAAAAACCAGAGAATGGTTCTAGACATGTGTACTATCTAAACATTGAGGGTAGATTAAAGCCTATGAATCTAAGGGGCATAGCTGGCTTAGATTTGAATAAGATGACAATCTATAGATCTACTCAAGATAAGATTCTTACAGCAAAGGACTACCTAAATCTGGCCTTTAAAGCTATCAATACACACCCAGGAAGTTTGATCATTATAGATAGTGTTTCTGCTCTATGTGATGAGAAGGAGATGGATCAAGGTATTGGCTATGAGAATAGAGGGGCTGGCAATAAGCTTTTTGCTGGATTTTGTAGGCAAGCAGCAAATATAGTGCCTGTTCAAAACTGTATGGTTTGGGCAATTATGCATTTAACACAATCTCAAGGTATGTATGGTGGTTATACAGAAAAGGGTTCTAGAACATTGCAATACCAAGCAGATGTTCAAATGAGAGTAAAGTCTGATAAGCCTTGGACTGTTGGTGGGGAAGGAAAAGACAAGCAGATTGGCCAGCAAGTACATTGGCTAATTGAATCTTGTTCTTTGGGATCGCCAGGAATGGAAGTAGATAGTTATATAAGATATGGTATTGGAATAGATAATACATACGAGGCAATCAACTTAGGTTGTCAGCTTGGACTTATAAACAAAGCTGGTGCTTGGATGACATTAGATTTTATGGAAAGACATTTAAAGCTATTAAAGGCTGAAGCTTGGGATGATGCCACTATAAAATTAGTTAAAACCCAAGGGGCAGAAAAAATGTATAAATTATTGTTGGAAAATCCTAAGTGGATTGCTGCATTAGAAAAAGAAATTAAGGCTATTATATCGTGAAAGTAATAGGACTTGATGGTAAAACTTACTCTTGGACTTCTGGTAATGTTCCAGATCATGATGATTCTAAACCTAGATCTTCATTGCATTTATTAGCTAGATCTATACTTAAAGCAATGTATCCAATGGACAGAATCTTAGAAGAAGCAACTTTGCCAGGTTCTGGAGGTTTAGCAGCAGATTTTTGGTTGCCATTGAGAAAAACAATAATTGAAGTTCATGGAGAACAACACTACAAATTTATACCGTTTTTTCATAATACGATGTTAAACTTTTATCATTCCAAAAAAAATGATAAGAATAAAATAGAGTGGTGTGAAAAAAATAACATTTACCTTATAGAGTTACCATTCAATGAATCAGAACAACAATGGCGAAAAAGAATTGAAGGTTAGTGAAGAGGAAAAATTTGATTCTCTTTTAGATAGCTATGAAAATTCAATAGGGTTATCCTCAATCCCTAAAGATTTAGAATTTACTTGTATAAAATACTTATATCTTTCTCAAGAAGAATTAAAAAAAATGTCTTCTGAAGATTGTGCAGAAGCGTGTGTTCTATTAAATAGTTTTTCTTTTCACTTATCTAGAGTGCTTAACAGAGAAAAAGCAAAATTAAGATGGTGCAACGAGAAGATTCTAAAGGCTATTTCTTCTAAGCTTACAGACTATAGATACTTTTCTCCAGATGAAAGAATGGCATTATCAGTCAAAGATGATGACTATGCACAAAAAGTAAAAATGCTTGCAGTAAAGATACAAGCAAGGATAGACAGGACAGAATATTTACCTATAAGAGTAGAGAAGGTTTCTGATACATTTTCTAATCTTTCTTACAATAAAAGGAAAAATAATGAGCGTAATATCTAAATTAAAAGAAGCAATACAAAAAAGCGATTGGGTATTAGTAGATGAAGTATTGCAAGATTTGGCTGGTGTTGTAGCACTTAACAATAAAAAAGAAAAAGTAGTTGAAGAAAAAAAACAGGTTCTTGTTGAAACAATTAAAAATGACGATATTGAATTGAATAAATTCATGGTGAATACGAATAATACTACAGCAAAGACAAAAGAATCAGTTGCTAGGCCAGTATTTCAAAACAAATTTGTAGACGATCAAACTTTAGAGTGTTCTTTTATTGAAGAGCAATCTAAAGAGTTACAACCTAAGAAATACAGAAGGCCAGTAGATGAATCTTCTGGATTTCAAAGCGTTAATTGTACAAAATGTTCCAATTCTATGGAAATAACTTCAGAGGAATATGCTTTTAAATCTAGAGATAGTGAATCCTCTGGATTTATATGTGTTCCTTGCATGAAGAAAGCGGTGAGAAGATGATAGATGTTGGTGCAGAAAGGGTAGTCTTAGCTGGACTTTTTCAGAAAGGCTATGACTGTTTTATTGAAGTTGCAGATATTATCGATGAAAACTGTTTTTCTAGTGATGACAATGCTGCTATATTTAAATGTTTTTCAAAAATTATTACTGATAAGAGTTCAAGAGTAGATATACCAACAGTTATTTCTACTGCCGAATCTTTAAACCTGTCACAGTTTTTTAAGACATCAGAACAAGCAAAGTATTTAAGATCGCTAACTAGTTTTCCAGTTGAGTTAGTTAATGCTAGAAAAAGTGCAGCAAAACTTAAGAAATTGAGCATTGCAAAAAACCTGTCTTTAAATCTAATCAATGGTGCAAACACACTTGAAAATATTACTGGTGATGAGCCTATAAGTCATATAATTTCTATTGCAGAATCATGTGTTTTAGATGCAACATTTAAGATTTCAAATTCTGAAGATCCTAACCCAAAACTAATGAGCGATGGTATAGAAGAATATGTTGAGTATTTAGAGTCAAATCCAATTTCACAATTGGGCATTTCTTCTGGATTCAAAGCATATGATATGGCTATTGGAGGTGGATTTAGGCCAGGAACAGTGAATCTTATCGGTGCTAGAATGAAAACTGGTAAAAGCTTTTTTGCTGACAATGTTGGCATTAGCGTATCATCAAACAAGATTCCAGTCTTAATGCTTGATACAGAAATGACAGAGAAGGATCATTGGCATAGAATATTAGCTTGTATGTCTGGAGTTAAAATAGAAGAAATTGAAAGCGGTTTGTTTTCAAAAGATGTTTCAAAAAGAAATAGTATTAAAAAGGCTATTGAAAAAATTAAAGATATGCCATTTCAATACAAGTCTATTGCAGGAAAAAGCTTTGATGAAGTTATAAGTATGGCTAGAAGATGGGTAATTAAAGATGTTGGTCTTGATGATTCTGGAAAAGCAAACCCATGTTTAATCATATATGACTATATAAAGCTAATGGATGATTCTGGCATTGGTAAAAACATGGCAGAATATCAAGCTCTTGGCTTTTTAATGACAAACCTACATAACTTTATGGTTCAATATAATGCTTCATGTTTAGCGTTTACTCAGCTAAATAGGGATGGGATCAATCGTGAAGATACTGATGTAGCATCTGGTTCTGATAGAATACTTTGGCTTTGTTCAAACTTTTCAATCTACAAAAGAAAAAGTGAAGAGGAAATGGCAGATGAAGGATTTTCACAAGACAAGATTAGATATAACTTGAAATTAGTTCCTGTTGTTGCAAGACATGGCAAAGGAATGGATCAGGGAGATTATATAAATATAATTGCCAATTATGAATTTGGAAAAATAGAAGAAGGTCCAACTAGAAGTCAAATTTTTAAATCTCAGTCTACAAGGCAAAACAGTGGTTTTGTAGTGGAAGGATTACCAGATGAAATCGAAGTCAACTGAACTAAATAAGAATGAATATTTAAATGCTGTAATATGCGAAAGAATAGAATTTCTTATGGATTATTTTAATATTCAATATAAAACAGTTTCAGATTCAATAATTTGTGCTTGTCCAGTTCATGGTGGAGATAATAGAACAGCAGTAAATCTTTTTATGTCTGGACACACAAGAGTTGGTAATTGGGTTTGTTATACACATCATTGCGAAAACACATTTATAAATACATCTATAGGTTTTTTCCGTGGAGTAATGAGTAATAAAAAATATGGTTGGTCAAAAATTGGAGATAAAACAGTTAGTTTTTCAGATACAATTGCTTCTCTTTGTGGGTTATTAAAATTGGATCTTTCTGATATAAAAGATGCTGTTAGTTCTCATGCTTTTGATAAACACGCACATTTATTTACTCCTTCTAAAAAAGGGAAAGAATTCTTATACACTAAAAAAGTTGTAAGAGAAAGACTTGATATACCATCAAAATACTTTGTATCTAGAGGCTATTCTGCACATATATTAGATATGTATGACATTGGGGAATCAAAATCAGACAATAGGTTTTTTAGAAAAAGGGCAGTAGTTCCAGTATATGATTCAGACAATAAAACAATTGTAGGTTTTACTGGAAGAACAATACTTGATAAGTGCAGCAAATGCAATAACTATCATGAAAATGAAAGCTGTGATCCACAAAATATTATTAGCAAATGGATTCACAATAAAGGATTCTCAAAAAAGAACTACCTTTATAATTTTGGCAATGCTAAAGATGAGATTAAAAAAACTGGAATAGTTATATTGGTCGAAGGTCCAGCAGATGTGTGGAAATTTGTTGAGAATGGAATACATAATGTTGTTGCTGTTTTTGGATCTTCGCTTACAGACACACAACAAGTTTTACTTGAATCCTCTGGTGCTACTACATTAATATTGCTTTTTGACTCAGATAAAGCTGGCAATAATGCTTCTAATAAATTAAATTCATCTCTTTCCAGAATGTTTAAAATAATAATTCCATCTTTGCCAAATGGGATTAAAGACCCAGGCGATCTTAGCAGTGAGCAAATAAATATGATAATTAAACCCTTGATTGAAAAGAACTTGTATTAATGACAATTCAAAGATTAATAGGTTTTTCTGGAAGAAAAGGTTCTGGTAAGGACACCTTGGCTGGATTTCTTTCATTTAATTCCGTTGATCTTTTTGGTTGTAATTCATGCATATTTTCTTTTGCTCAAACAATGAAATCATTAGCAACTAACTTTTTTGGATTAAAGCACAAACAGGTCTTTGGATCTTTAGAAGACAAAAACTCACTTACAAGTTATTTATGGGAAGACTTGCCTCATTATAGTGAAATAAAATCTAGTCGTTTAAATCCACCAATAGGACAAATGACAGCTAGAGAATTTCTACAAGAGTTTGGAACTGGAATAGCCAGAAAAATGAATAAATCAATACATATTAACGCTTGTTTTAATATGATAAGCAAAGAAAACTGCCCATTAAATTTTATTACTGATGCAAGGTTTGAAAATGAAATTGATAGCATTAAAGATGCTGGTGGCATAGTTATTAGACTAACAAGAAGCACAGATAATGATAGCCACATAAGTGAAAACGAAATAGATAAATGTGCAAGCAAATTTGACATTATTTTAAATAATGAAAATATGTCTAAAGAAGAACAGCAATTTGAACTTATCAGAAAACTAAAACAAATAAACTGGATTAAAAATGATCATAACTTATCTAAGGTCTAGTTCTGTAAGTTCTTACGCATGGTGTCAACATAAGTACTGGCTAACTTACAACTTAGGCTTTCAAGATGATTCCAATAAAAAAGCGGAAAAGGGAAATGTTGTTCATAAAGCATTAGAATTGTTGGCAAATAAAAAGCTTTGCCTACAAAACGAAACATCTACATTTACAGATAGTGAATTAAAAGAAACTTTTTCCACAATAGATATTTCTCCAGAAAGTGCCATACTGTCTGCTTTTAATCATTATAAAAACAAAAGCATTCATGAGTGGGATGATAAGGATCTAAAGGAATGCTCTAAATGGACTTGGGATACCCTATTGTTTAACAATGGCATGTTTTCACCTTTATCTAGAAAGATTGAGCAACCAGAGCAGTATTTTGATATAGAGATTGAAGAACCTTGGGCTAAATACGAATACTATTTAGATGATGGTACTGTTATGTCTGGAAATCTTAGAATTAAAGGAACAATGGACTTAATAACTAGAGTAGACAAAAAAACAATAGAGTACATAGACTGGAAAACAGGAGAAAGAAAAAACTGGGCAACTGGAAAGGAAAAAAACTATGATGACTTTTATAAAGACTTTCAATTAAGACTTTATCATTACGCATTAAACAAACTTTATCCAGATGAAGAAAATATAATTATTACTATTTTTTTCAATAAAGCTGGTGGTCCTTTTACATTGTGTTTTCATAAAGAAGATATAAAAACAACAATTGAAATGATTAGGTATGAATTTGAAAAAATAAAGTCTTGTCATTTTCCATCGAGAATTATAGATTATGGTAAAGATAGATGGAAATGTGAGAAGCTTTGTAGGTTTCATAAAGAAAAATATGAAGATACAGATATTTCTGTCTGTGACTTTATGAATAAAGAACTTATACAATTGGGCATGAATGTTGCGTATACTAAATATGCCAATAAAAAAACAGTTGTTTCTTATGGCGATGGTGGTGGTCAATCTAACAGGGAGAATAATGATGTCAAAAAGTAAAAAGTGGATAGAAGCTATTTTTGAAAAATCAAAACAGACAACGACTTCTACAACATTTAGTCCAGAAAATTCTCCTACAGACCAAGATTACCCAAATTATAATGAGGAAGGGGAATTAATTGTTTCAAAAGAACCAGAGTATCTTCCAAAGTACAATGGTGAGAAAGTTTTGGTCTTTAGAAAAGAATTGTTAACTGAAGACTTATCGTTTCAAGGAATGCTAACTGGAGAAAAAGCTTCTAGCATTAAAAATAAGATCCTTGCTCCAGAAAATTTATTTTATATAGACAGAGATATTGCAGAAAATGACCAGAATTATAAACAAGTAATTCCTTATTGTATTTTTACAAAAAATGATCAATTGTTTATGTATCAAAGATCAAAGCATGGTTCTGAAAATAGGCTTCATGATCTATGGTCTGTTGGCGTTGGTGGTCATGTTAATCCTTGCGATGGGAACAACATTGAAACAATAGGCAATGCTTGCAAAAGAGAAATAGAAGAAGAAGTTCAGTTTTCAGACCCTCATTCTGTAAGATTGGTTGGTGTTATAAATGACGATTCGTCTACAGTTAATGCTGTTCATTTTGGTGTTGTTTTTCATGTTCATTTAAAAGATGGAACTTCGCTTAATCCAATTGATAAAGCTCTTGCAAATGGCGAATTTAGACACACAAAAACAACAGTAATATCAGATATAAACTGGGAAGATTGGTCAGTGCATGTAATTAGGAACTACTTAAGAAATTAATTAATTGAAAAAAATTTAAGGATTGAACATGAATTGGATACCATTGCATTGTCATACACATTATAGTTTGTTGGATGGATTAAGTAAGCCAGATCTTTTAGCAAAAAGATGCAAAGAGCTTGGATATACTTCATGTGCTATAACTGATCATGGAACTATATCTGGTGCTATTTCTTTTTCTAAAGCTTGTATTTCACAAGGTATAAAGCCAATTATTGGTTGTGAATTTTATATTTGTAAAAAACCAGCAATAGAACAAAATAAAGAAAACTCAAGTTTGACTCATCTATGCGTTATTGCTAAGAATTTAAATGGATGGAAAAACTTAATTAATCTATCTTCTTTAGCCAATTCTTTAGATTATTTTTATTATAAACCAAGATTAAACTTAAATGACTTTAAAGGAGTTTGCGGTGATCTAATTGCTTTCTCTGGTCACCCAGGAACCGATTTGGCAAACTGCTTATTTGAGGATTATAAAGAAGCATACAAAAGAACCGATTATGATGAAATAAAAGAAATGCTTAAGCCTAATTGGTTGAATGAAGCTGGAAACATTTGTTCGGAGTATACAGACATATTTGGGGCAGACAATTTTTTTGTAGAAATACAATTGTTTGATAGTTCTAATTTAGTTGCATCAAAAGTTATTGCGGAATGCTTGAGAGAACTTTGTGCTAAAACTGGAATTAAAAAAATAGCAACTCCAGATGTTCATTATGTTATGCCAGAAGATGCTCCTGATCAAAGGGTTTTGTTGTGTTCTTCAATGGAAACAACTTTAAAAAATGTAAATAGCAAATTAGAAAATAACGAAGAATTTGGACTTTCCGTATTCTTTAAATCAAATAGATACTATCTTCCAACAATTGAAGAGATATCTAGCTTTCATGAAGAAGATGAAATAAGTAATTGCTGTTTAATTGATAGTTTATGTGAAAGTTATTCACTTATAAAACAACCAGCCATACCAAACTTTGCTTGTCCAGATGGGCTTTCTCAGATCCTTTATTTGAGGAAGTTATGCAGAGATGGGTGGAATAGGCGTTTTTCTGAAATAAAGCCAAAAACAGATGAATACAAGGAATATACAGAGAGAATAAAGCATGAGCTTGAAGTTATAGATACTTCGGGTTTAGCTGGATACTTTTTAATTGTGCAGGACTATTGCAATTGGGCAAAGTCTAAGGGGTGGATTATGGGTAGAGGTAGGGGTTCTGGTGCTGGATGCATGATATCCTACCTTTTAGGAATAACAGAAGTAGATCCAATTAAACATTCTCTTATATTTGAAAGATTTTATAATGCAGGAAGAAACTCTGCTGGTCGTATAAGTTTGCCAGATATTGACTGTGACTTTCCAATTACAAAGCGTGATAAGGTAATAGAATATATAAAGCAAAAGTATGGAAGTAGCAATGTTTGTCAAATGATAACATTTAGTCGTATGCAGGGTCGTGGATCACTCAAAGATGTTCTTAGAGTTCACGGCTTTTCTTTTGAGGAAAGCAACAATGTAACAAAATATATTCCAGATGAATCAGAGATATCTGAACAGCTACAAGATATGAAAGATGAAGATGGAGATTCTTCAATAATAAGGTGGGCATTAGAGAATATTCCTGATAGATTATCTGAGTATTGCAAGATTGAAAAGGATGGAACTTACTCTGGAAGATTAGCAAAGGAATTTGCACAAGCAATAAGATTAGAAGGAACAAAAAGGAGTCAAGGTAAACATGCTGCTGGTATAGTTATTAGCAATATTCCATTATCAGAAGTATGCCCAATGACATTTGATAAAAAAACAAAACAAATGATAGCTGGTCTGGAAATGTCAGATTTAGAATCAATTGGTATGGTTAAGTTTGACATACTTGGAGTTGCAGTTTTAGATAAGATAATGGGTTGTATAAATATTTTAAAGGGGAAACCAAATGAATGACAACTCTCTTGAAATATCTATAATAAGCAAATTAGTAGTTCAGCAAACAGCCTTGTTGGATGCTTTATCTGATTGTTCTTCTTTAAAGAAAGACCTTGTTAAACAGGCTAATAAACTATTAAAAGCGATAACAATTCAAAATGGAGGAATATTATTTATAGATAAGGATTTTTTAGATTCAGCAGAAGATGCGGAAGTTGAACTTAAAATACAGCAAAATGATGATGGATCAATAGAACTAACTATTAAAGGAGAAGAAGACGATGAAGAGTAATACGATTATTGTTTTTGATTTTGAAACAGGATCTTTAGATACAAATACTTGTGAAGTTATTCAAATTGCTGCAAAGGCAATAAATAGGAAAACTCTTCAACCAATAGAAGGTGCGGTATTTAATAGTCTTGTAAAACCTAGAGACTTTAATAACTTACAAGAAGCAGCACTAGCAGTAAACAAAAAGACAAGAGAAGAACTTCAGCTTGCACCTAATCTTGATGTTGTTTGGAGTAGGTTTATTGATTTTATATCTACTTTTGCAGTTGGTAAAAGTAATATATTAGCCCCTGTTCCAGCAGGAAAAAACATTAGATTTTTTGATATGCCGATTTTTCAAAGAGTCTGTATTGAATTAGGATATGTTCAGCCAAATGCTACACAATCTTTCTTTAATAAAAGAAGCATGTTTGATCTAGATGAAATGATGCTGCTTTGGTTTGAAAATTCAGATGATATGCCTAATATGAAAATGGATACCATTAGAGATCATTTTGGAATGTCAAAGGCCAATGCTCATGATGCACTAGTTGATGTTGAGCAAACAGCAGACTTAATCACATACTTCTTAAAACTACATAGATCAATATACCCAAAAGTTAAATTTAAAGACTCATTTAAGAAATAATAATATGACAAAAACATACAAGTTTTCATGCGGTTGTAGTTTTCCAATAATTGGAGATCCTTTAACCAAAAATTCTTTGCCTCTAATGGAAGTAGACCCAACCAATCTACCTTCTTGCGATATTGCTTGGGATATATTTTCTAGAGGCGATACAAAAGGAATTTTTCAATTAGAGTCAGATCTTGGAAAACAGTGGTCTAAGAAATTAAGACCAAAGACTGTTGAACATTTAACTGCTCTTGGAGCACTGATAAGGCCAGGAGCTTTGCGTTCTGTTGACGATAAGGGCGTTAGTATGACCGCACATTATTGTCGTATTGTAAATGGCGAGGAACAGATTTCATCGTATCATCCTATTGTTGATGAAGCACTTAAATCAACATACGGATCGCTTGTTTTTCAAGAACAGGCAATGGAACTTTCTAGGGTTATCGCTGGATTCACTTTGCAAGAGGCAGATATGCTTCGTAAAGCAATGGGAAAGAAATCATCTAGTGAAATGGCAAAATGTAAGAAGATGTTTATTGAGGGTGCTAAAAAGATAGAAGTAGTCTCAGAAGATCAAGCTGAAGAAATATTTGGATGGATTGAACAGAGTCAAAAATATTCCTTTAATCGCAGTCACAGTTGTTGTTATGGTTTAATTGGATATGATACTGCTTATTTAAAGAGTCACTTTCCAGTTCAATTTTTTACTAGCTGGCTTTATTTTGCTAAAGACAAGGCAGATAGCCAACTTGAAATATCAGATCTAATTGAAGATGCAAAAAAATTTAACATAATTGTTGAGCCTCCAGATTTAATGATGCTAAATAGCAATTTCTATACTGATGGAATATCAATTTGGTTTGGTATTACTGATGTAAAAGGAATTGGCCAATCTCAATTTGAAAAAATTAAGCTTGCTATAAATAATTATGGCAAAAGCATAGATTCTTGGGAAGAATTTGTTGTTAAATGTTCTGATGAAATGCCAAAATCAAGTATTGAAAAATTAATTGCTGTTAATGGACTAAGAAAATTTGGAAGCAAAAGGAAGGTTCTTCTTGCAGAATTTAATGCTTGGTGTGAATTAACAGATAAAGAAAGAGAATGGATAAAAGCCAATGCTGAAATCACTAACATATCAGATATGATTTTAAACTCAGCAAACACAAAAAAAGAAGGTGGTTGTTGTTCCTCAGTCAAAAGAGTTGAGGTTTTAAAAAGCATTGCCTCTATGATTAAAAATCCCCCTTCTCCATTAATAGATATTCCAAGTTGGGTTTGTTGGATTGAAAAGGACTCTTTAGGGATTTCTTTAACATATAATGCTACAGATTCCTGCGATACAAGTAGTTCTAACACTACATGCAAAGAATACTTAGATGGAAAGAATGGTTATATGGTTTTTGGTGTTGAAGTAAGAAGGTCTAAAGAAGTACTTACAAAAGCTGGAAAAACACCGGGATCTAGAATGGCATTTTTATCAATATCTGATGCTACTGGAAAAATAGATGATGTTATCTGTTTTCCAAACTCGTACAAAGATTTTGCTTCTTTGTTAAAAGAGGGTAATACAGTCTTGATTCAAGGTGAACGAGACAAAAAAAGTGACTCTCTTTTAGTTAAAACTGTTGTTCAAATTTAGGAGATAGAAATGAATATTTGTTCTTTCCTTGGCAAGCTAACTAGAGAACCAGAACTTATAAAATTAAACAACGGAAAATCTGTTGTTAACTTTTGTATTTCGGTTAGAAACCCATCTAAAAATCAAGAAAAACCAGAAATGACTTTTATTGATTGTGTTGCTTGGGAAAAAACTGCTGATTTGATTGGTAAGTATTTTAAAAAAGGTTCTAGAATTTTGGTGCATACTTCTGCTAAAACAGAAAGTTGGGTAGATAAAGAAAATGGCAAAAACAGGCATAAAATTAAATTTATAGTTCAAAAATTTTGGTATGTAGATCAGAAATCAAACGATGAAGAAGAACAAACGGAAGTATTTGCAGAAGAAGAAGATTTTGGCAATCAAATACTATAGGAATTAAAATGTCAAAAAAACGAATACTCCTGTGCGGTGAAGCTACATTTATAAACTCTGGATATGCCAACTATGGTTGCCAGATTATGAATAGGCTTTATCAAACAGGAGAATTTGAATTGGCAGAAATAGGGTGTTTTGGTAAAGATCATTCATCAGTTCCAAAACCACCTTGGAAAATATACTATCCAAAGGAAGATAATGGGGCTGGAAGATTCGGATCTTCTATTTTTGAAGATGTTCTTCTGGAATTTAAACCAGATGTAGTATGGTCTTTTAGAGATCCTTGGATTGATGATTTTATTGGAGATTCGCCTTACAAGAGACATTTTCATTGGGCTTATATGCCAACCATTGATTCTATTCCACTAGATCCAGAATGGATATATACATTAACTAAGGCAGATTCCATATTTACATATTCAGATTGGGCATTAGATATACTTAAAGAAAATTACCCAAATTTAAATTTAATTTCTTCTGCATCTCCAGCAGCAGACGAAGTATTTACAATGATTAAAGACAAGAAAGAATTTAAAAAGTCTCATGGCTTAGATCCAGACTGTTTAATAATCGGTTCTGTTATGAGAAATCAAAAAAGAAAACTTATTCCAGATCTTTTTGATGCATTTGAAATGTTGTTGGACCAAGCACCAAAAGAGATATCTTCAAAATTAATTCTATATATGCACACTACTTATCCAGATGTTGGTTGGGATATACCAAAACTAATAGCAGAAAGACCAAAAATATCAAAAAAATTATTCTTTACATATAGTTGTAGAGTTTGTTTTAACATATCAATATCAAATTTTAATGGTGCAATTATACAATGCAATCATTGCAAAAAAACATCTTCTTTGTTTCCTAATACAAGTTCTGGTGCAAAAAGAGACTCTATGGCAATGGTGTATAATCTAATGGATCTATATGTTCAGTATTCTTGTGCAGAAGGGTTTGGAATGCCATTAGTTGAAGCAGCTTCTTGTGGAGTTCCTATTTGTGCTACAGATTATAGTGCCATGTACGATATAGTTAGAAAACTTGATGGTTTTCCAATAAAGGTACAGAGAATGCATTATGAGGTTGAAACACATAGAAAGTTTGCACTACCAGACAATCAAAATTTTGTAGATATTTGTATTAAATATTTTAAACAGCCAGAATCAGTAAGAAAGTTTAAGTCTAATAAAACATTAAATTTAGCAAAAGAAAAATATAGTTATGATGCTGTTTCAGAAAAGTTAAAAAATCACTTTTTATCTATACCAAGCTCAAATACATGGAATGAACCAAAAAGGTATATGAGTATATCTTCACAAATATTATTTGAAAATAATTCAGATTTTTTAAAACAGTTGCTAAAATGTTTTAATGATGACTTTTCTCTTTTGTTTTCAAAGTTTTTAAAAAAAATGAATTACAATATGTCTTCTAAAGAAGATGTATGCAAGGAAGTAGAAAAAATAGTATCTAAATATAACCATTATGAATCTATAAGGAACTAAAATGAAAGTTCTTTACATTGGAAATTACAGAGATGGAACTGGATATGGTCAAGCTGCTGAAGATTATATATTATCTTTAGATTCAGTTGGCGTAAATGTTGTTTGTAGACCATTGAAGTTTAATGAATTAAATCACACGCCACACAAAAGAGTAGAAGAGTTAGAAAAAAAATCGATAGATAATTGCAATGTTGTTATTCAACACACTCTTCCAACTCATATGCAATATGATTCAAATTTTGATTTAAATATAGCACTTTTTGCTCATGAAACATCTTCATTTAGAATGGCTGGCTGGCAAAACCATTTAAATAATATGGATTGTTGTGTTGTTATAAATAATGAAATGATTGAATCATGCAGAAATAGTGGAGTAAAAGTTCCAATATATGTTGTTCCTCATGCTAGAGATTTTTCTATTTATACTGAAAAATTTGAAAAGTTAAAACAGATAGAAGACAATACTTTTAAAAATGATTTTATCTTTTATACTATTGGAGAACAGAAAAGAAGAAAGAATTTATCGTCATTATTAAAAGCATATTTTTTAGAGTTTTCAAGAGATGAAAATGTTTGCTTAATAGTAAAAACAAATCACGATGACAAAGAAGACTTTGTTAAATACTGCAATTCTATTTCCTCTGGACTTAATGTCAAAAGACCACCTAGAGTATTTTGTATAAAAGAAAGATTATCAAATAACGCTATATATAAACTGCATAATTCATGCGATGCTTTTGTACAAGCATCTTATGGTGAAGCTTGGAGTATACCAGCATTTGATGCAATGGGTTTTGGAAAGACACCTATTGTAACTAATTGCTCTGGTTACAAAGACTATTTGAATGACAATGTTGGATGGATGGTTGATTGCCATAAGGAATTTGTTTTCGGTCAAGAAAGGATTCTTAATGGCATTTACGATGGTTCTGAATATTGGTGGTCAATTGATATTCATGACTTAAGAAGGAAGATGAGAGATTGTTATTCGATGGAGGATATCAGAAAATCTAAGGCTACTTCTGCTTTAGATCGTGCCTACGAATTCTCCCACGAAAAAGTGGGTTTAAAATTTTTAAAGGTGATCAAACATGCCTCCAAAAAAGAAAAAACAAACTTGGGTAGACATTGCAAACTATAAAGAAGAACCAACAGAACTTTCTTGGAAGGAAGAAAGAGATAAGTCAGTTGAAGAAGAAAAGACGAATCAAATAAAAGGAAAAACAAAAAATCAAGATATTTATATAGAAGCAATTGAAAAACACACACTTACAATATGTTCTGGTCCTGCTGGTGCAGGGAAAACATTTATAGCTTGTGGTGTTGCTGCTGGATTGTTGATGCAGAAAAAAATAGAAAAAATTATTATAGCTAGACCATTAATTGAATGCGGGCAAAAGATTGGTGCTTTTCCAGGCGATTTAAAAGAAAAAACTGAACCTTTTATGGTTGCCATGCTTGAGGCAATCGGTAATTTTGTAACAAAAACAAAAATGAAAGCAATCAGAAATGATCAGATATTAGAAATATGTCCTCTTGAATTAATGAGAGGAAGAACATTTAATGACTCTATGATTATTTTAGATGAAGCACAAAATGCCACAAGACGGCAATTAAAAATGTTTTTAACTAGGTTTGGTCAAAATTCAAAAGTTGTTGTTTGTGGTGATCATACACAAACAGACTTGCCTCACTACGAAGGAAATACTATGGAGTGGATTTTAGAAAAACTTAATCATAAAGATATTGCTAAAGTGTTCCTGACTGGTGATGATATACAAAGGCATGGGCTTATTAAATATATCGTTGAGCAGTTAGGGGAATAAATGCATTCTGCATTAAGTAATATAATAAGGTCATCCACTAGAAAAAGTGGGGATAGACTTAAGATACTTACATTTTCAACGCATGAAAGATATCAGTCTAATATGGCTGATATCAATGCTGATTTTTGGGTCATAAACAATCCAAAAATTAAAGCTTGGAATACTCAATATGCAGAAGTTCCAAAAAACCATAAGCTATTAAATAATATAGATAAAATATCTGATATTCCAAACTATCTAGTTTTTGATGCTATTTTAAGCCATGAAAAATTTATGCAATTTAATATAGCATCGATTATATCTAAACATTTACACATACCATTAATATGCCTAGAACATGTATGCATGACAGAAACAAGAACCTCATTAAAGAAAAAACTTGGCAATACAAATATATTTATTTCTGAATATTCTGTAAAGTCTTGGGATTTTAAGGAAGAACATGAAGTTATTAATCATGGGGTTGACACTAAGGTTTTTAACAATAAAAAAATAAAAAGAGAAAACAACATTTTGAGTGTCGTTAATGATTGGCAAAATAGAGATTATGAATGTGGATTTACATTGTGGCAGACAATAACCAAGGATATGCCAGTAGTTGTAATTGGCAATAATCCTGATCTTTCTGAACCAGCTAAAAATATCGATGATTTAGTTAATGGCTATAATAGATCTAGTATATTTTTAAACACATCAATATTTAGTCCGCTACCAACTACTTTAATAGAAGCTATGGCATGTGGTTGTTGTGTTGTTACTACTGCAAATGGTATGTGTCCAGAGATAATTAAAAATGGCGTAAATGGATTTATTTCAAATGATGAAGAAGAACTTAAATTGTTTTTGAATAATTGTTTGGAAGATCCTTCTTTGTGCAGAAAAATGGGAGAAGAAGCAAGAAAAACAATAGTTGAAAATTTTTCTTTAAAATCTTTTACGAATAGATGGAATGAAGTTTTACAGAAGGCAGTAACCAAAAACTGGTGGGAACTATGAAAATAAATATAGGAATACCATTCTTTATAGAAGATGTTGAAGATAGTGAGTTTACATATATAAGCCCATTTCCAACATCGTCTAATAGTGTTTTGTATTGTCATTATCAAGATTTAAGTAAAATTGCAGATGATGGTGAGTTAGATGCTATCTCTTGCAAAAGAGTTTTAAATTTTATAAGTCATTTAGAAATAAAAGACACTATTAAGCATTGGTGCAAAAAATTAAAGCATGAAGGAAAATTATTTCTATTTTTTGAAGATATTATTGAATTATGTAGGTTGGTAACAATTGGAACTATTAAAGAAGAAGATATTTCACAATATATTTATGGCGGTCAAGAAGAAGGATGGAATTTTAAAAAATCTGGATTTACAATACCTTTTATAAAAAATATACTTGTAGAAAATGATATGATAATAGAGAATGTCAAGCTTGACTCATTTTATTGCTATATAGAATCAAGGAGAAAATAATGCTAGGAAGTGTTCATACATCATGTAAAGATTGTGCGTTTGCCATTTATTCTGATAAAACTCAAACAGATTGCTCTTTTGATAAAATAAAAAAGCTTAAAGAAAATGGTGTTGCTGTAGATGAATCGTTTGATGAAGAAAAGGAATTTTTTGTAATTAATAATCATGCTTGCATGACATATAGACCAATATCTTTTTTAGAAGGAAAAACATTTGAAGAAGCAAAGCAAAGTGCTAGAGAAAGATGTTCAGTTAGAGTCGGCTGTTTAGTTATGATAAAAGAAAGCGAAGAAAATTTAATTAGAATTATAGATAGTATTTGCAATCAAACCAAACAATTTAGCGAAGTAATTTTTTGTGCTAATCCAGAAGTTCAACCATCAAAAATAATGAAAGTTCTTAATGATAAAAAAGTAACATTTAAATGGTCTATTAGGCATATAGTTGATGGTGAATATGTTGGTGATGTTTCTATGAATGTAGCAATGCAAAAAACAAATTGCATATACATGTCTGTTTTCACCTCCGATTTTATTATACCAAATAGATTTGTAGAAGAAATTGATATTGCCTTGAATGACAACATGCAAAGATTCCTATTGTTAGAACCGATTGATTCTCAGAACAATGGTCTTACTTTTCAATCTTTTATATTTAATTTCTTGCGTGGAAACGAAGAAGCTGTTGTTGATGATGATTCAGAAAAACCAGCAAACACTATTGTTGAAAAAATAAAATATATTGCAACAACGCAAAACCTTACTTCCATGATTAAAAAGTGTGAAGACATATGTCCATGCATAATAAGCCAAGGGTAACTGTAGTTGTACCAAATTACAATTATGGTCATTGGATAGAAAGCTGCCTAGACAGTGTGGCTAATGATCCGTATGACAGTAAAAGCATTGTAGTTATTGATGATGGATCTACAGATAATTCAGCACAAAACATATACAATTTAATAACTAATCCAAAACCCTTTTCAGAAAATGAAGTCTCTGGAATAGTTGGAACATATAAAGATTATGATTTTAAAATAAAATTAATTGCTGCAAATGCATCTAAAGGTCCATCAGCAGCTAGAAACATTGGAATAAAATCTTGTTTTGATGAAACAGATTTCTTTTCATTTATTGATTCAGATGACATGCACATTGCTGGAAAAATAAAAAAAACAGTTAAAAAAATGATTGAACATCAAAACTATGTTGGCGTTGTGTATTGTGACTATGAAAATTTATATGTAGACAACAATAGGATTCATCAACAATATAAAGAACCATTCTGCTCAGAAAGATTGCTTTCAGAGTGCATAATTCCACCACATAGTTTGGTTGCTAAGTATGCAATTGAAGACTCTGGTTTTTTTGACGAAGAAATGCGTGTAGCAGAAGATTACGATTGGTGGATAAGAATAGCTAAGAAATTCGTTTGTTATCATATACCAGAAAAATATGTAATCATGAGAACAGGAAAGTACAATTCTTCCAATACAGTAGAAAAAAATGTATGGATTAAAAATTGGGCAAGAATAAGAGACAAAATAAGTAATGGCTCATAAACTTGGGGTTGTTATATTAGCTGCTGGCCTTGGCAAAAGAATGAAGGCATATGGTCCTAAATCGGCTATTGGTATATCGTCAGATCAAACAGTTATAGGTAGACAAATAAGTATAATTCAATCATGTTTTCCAAAATACGAAATAACTGTGATAGTAGGATTTCAAAAAGATAAAGTATTAGAAAAAATGCCTTCTTTAATTTCATATATAGAAAACAAAAGTTACGAATCTACTAACACATCAATGTCTGTCAATTTAGCTTTAAGCAGGAATAACTATTCAAAACTTTTAATAATTTATGGAGATCTTGTTTTTACAGACGAGATTTTTAAAGAAACACCAAAAAACAATTCTTGGGTTGCTATAGACAATGAAAAAAATCAAAGGTCTATGGAGGTTGGAGTTAATGTAGTTGATAACAATGCTGTTCATTTTTCTTATGGTATAAGTCCAAAGTGGGGCCATATAGCTATGCTCACTGGAAATGAATTGCTTCTCTATAAAAAAATAACAAACAATGAAAGATCACATAAGAAATTTTGCTTTGAAATTTTTAATGAAATAATAGATCAGTCTGGTATATTTAAAGCTCATAGGAATAACAACTGGAAAATGGTTGAGATAGATACTTCCAAAGATATAGATAGAGCAAAGAAACTAGTGAAAAGAGGTTAAGATGAATATTCTTTGTGTTTATGGGGAACAATTAAACATAGAAGAGTTCTCAGGTTGGGGAAAAGCATTTATATCTTGTGGACATGAGTTTCTATTCTTTAAGCAAAAAGAAAAATCAATTTTAGATGCGTTTTACGAAAAAAAACCAGATTTATTTATTACATGCGAATCAGCATTTGATAGAGCTACAAAAAAAGCAATAAATCTTTATCCAAAATGCAAGGTTGTTATATTTTATAAAAACGCTTCTTTTTTAGAAAATAAAAACTTTCATGATAATGTTTATTGTTTTAATAATTTTGATCCATCCGTAGATATCTATCCTTTGCTCAAAGGAAAATCAAAGACAAACTTAATTTCTGACATTAATTATGTTGGCGAATACATAGATGATAATGACAATGTTATTTTAAACACCCTATCTGAAAATGGTTTTATTGTTAAGGTATGGGGAGATAAGAAGTGGCCATATAGACAGTATTTAGGAAAGGCAAAGGAAAATCTGGTTAAAGATATTATAATGTCTTGCTCCTTGTCTGTTTCTTCTGATTTATTTTCTGGTGAAATTTGGCCTTTAAAGGTGTTCGCATCTGGAAAACCATGTATACTGTATAGATCGGCTAAGACGAAAAATTTGATAAGTGCAGATAATTTTAATTATGAAGATGAGGAATCGTTTTTTAAAGCTATTATAGACTTGCTTCAAAATCCAGATTCTTTAAATGACGAAGTAGAAAGAATAAATAAAGATGTAAGGAATAATCATACATCGCATAATAGAGTAGCAAAACTTTTTAATCTATTGAGTATGGAACAGGAGTCAGATAAATGTCTATTGGAATTAAAGAAAATTCTAGAGAAGTATTAAGTGTAAATTTAGGTTTTGTTAAATCTTCAGATCATCTTAGAAAGTGTTTGTGGTGGATAACTAAAGACTTTACCAATTCTGCTTTAAAAGTAATTATAGCTATAGAAGATAACGAAACATCTAATGATATAATTGATGTTTTAAAAACTTACGCAGCAAGGTGTTCTTGGACTGTTATTAAAACAAAACCAGAACATTTAATGGAAACATATAATTTAAAAACATATCAACAATCAAAAAGTCTAGCTCATAAAGTATGCGATAGGTTTTGCACAAAAAGAAAAATAGTTGCAAGCCCTCAGATTATTTATGGCAATAATTGCTTCAAAGAATTTGCGGATCAAATAGATAATGACTTTGTAAATACAATGAACTGCTATTCAATGCCATCATATGTTCAAATCGGACTTACGAATGCATCTTCTAATCTATCAAATTTTTTAATGAAAGAATGCTTTAAATTTCCAATATATAATTTAGAATATCCACCAAAGATAGCTGACTATACAGTTAAGTCTTTCTATGATACTGAAGAAAACAAAGAAGTCAGGTTTTTAGATTTTAATTGCTTTTTTCTGGAATCAAGTGATGCTTGCCCACAAATAGATGTTGAACTTAATGAATCTACGATAGACAAAAATAATGTTGTGGAGTGGCCATGTTAGCATTTAAAATACCAAAACCAATAACTGTAATTGGCGATTATACCAATAAGGCTATTACCTTTGCATCATGTAATTTTTGTACATGCATTAACTTTAATACTATAATTGAGCAAGAAAAACCATGTGATTCAACATTAAAAGTATTAAAGTATTTAAATTTACATAGGACTTTTGAGAAAAACATAATCATAGAAGGTCTTTATCCTAATGATGACTTTGCTAAAATCCAATCTGCTGTATTTGGTGGATTAAACTATTTAACAGTTTCAGATCATCTTTGGTTTTCAATAAAGCTTGATTATGAAAAAGAATTTTTTGATCACATTATGCTTTATGAAATAAACAAAGATTTTTTTGAATACGATAAGTCTATAGCGAAATCATTTCATAAAATGGACAATCTTGAAAAGATGGTTGCTGATTTTTATGATGCATATCAAGAAAAAAACTGGGTATTTTTAGGCCAATTAATAAATTCTTACTGGAAAATAAAAAGAGATATTGATCCAGCATCTAAAAATGCATACATAGAAAAACTTTATTCTGACTGTAGATTAAATGGTGCAATAGGTGGTAAAATGGATGGTTCTTTAATGTTGTTATTTGTAAATCCAAAAAATCAAGACTCGATAAGATCAATAATGAAAGATCATGTTCAAATAAATAACAGTTTAGATTTAACTGGCATAATCCATGAGGAACTATTCAGTGGAAGTAGCAATTGTTGTAAATAAAATAAGGTTTAGCCAACTTTCATATCTTTTGACTAAACAGTCACAAGACAATGACTTAATTGTATTTTCTCAAAATGAATATACTATTAATGCAAACAACGGATTTTCAATCTTTATGATGTATGATTTTTGGAATTATAAAGGTAAGAACATTGTTGCCACAGATATAGAATCATGCAAACTTATCTTAAAAAACCCATCTGTAAAAAGTTTTTATTTTTATGTTTGGGATTTAGAATGGATGAGATTGAAATCTTTTGACTATGAAGACATTCAGCAAATATATGGCAATAGTAAAATCAAATTGATTGCTAGAAGTGATAGACATGCATTAGCTATTGAACAGGCGTGGAATAAAAAATGTTTGGTGGTTGAAGACTTTAAATTAAGCGAAATATTTAGGAGCGATAAAAATGAACCAGTTAACGCATGAATACCTAATAGAACATTATGTACAGCAAGTTAAATCTACATATCAAATAGCAGAAGAATTTGGTACATATCCTAATAAGGTTAGAAGGGCTTTAGTTGAATTTGGCATACCACTCAGGGATAAATCTCAAGCACAAGAAAAAGCCATAGAAACTGGTAGGTGTAAACACCCAACAAAAGGCAAGAAGACATCAGAAGCAACAAAGAACAAGATAAGTGACTCTATTGCTAATGTATGGCAGGAAATGGGTGAGGATGAAAAAAAGAGAAGGGCTGAAATGTCTAGGCAGCAATGGGAAGCTAAGTCTGTGCAAAAAGTAGAGGAAATGCAAAAGGCAGCAGCAATATCAGTTAGGGCAGCAGCAGTATATGGATCTAAGCTAGAAAAGTTCTTAATTACTGGATTGAAAAAAGAAGGCTTTAAAGCAGACTTCCACAAAGAATTTTGGGCTATTGACAGAAAACAACACATAGATATATTTATATCTGATCTTAATTTGGCAATAGAAATAGATGGGCCAAGTCATTTTAGGTCTATTTGGGGTGAAGATATACATAAAAAACAAGTGGCTAGTGATAGTAAAAAGACTGGATTTATAATAAATGCTGGAATGAAAATGATTCGTGTAAAAAACATAGATGGAAATAGTTCTGGATTTTATATGAGAACGATCTTGAAAAAACTTTTGCATACAATAGACTTAGTTAAGAATGGTACGAAGGAATGTTTTTTTGAACTGGAGTAATTAATGTTAGATGAACAAGAGAATGAAATTCCTCTTAGGACTAGTAGAGACTGGAATGAGTATGTACTATCCCATTTTGGTCCAGATGAATTAGCCGATGGAAATCCAACAGTAGATGGTTTAAGAAGAGTTACAGAACTTCTTCTTGGGCCAATTATCGATGGGAATGCCAAAGTTGTACAATCACCAACACCTCAGAATGACAACAGATGTGTTGTTGAATATGAAGTTACAGTTCGTATTGGAGAGGAAGTGGTATCGCAACAAAGCGTAGCTGATTGCTATCCTGGCAATTGTGACCACCGATTTGCCGTCTATTCTTCTGCAATAGCTGAAACTAGGGCTGAAGGTCGAGCATTGAGGAAATTGCTCAAATTACGCAAAGTAATCGCTGCTGAAGAAGCAGGGCTAGTTCCTCTTGAAGAAACTGGGGTTAATGGTAAGATAACTCCTACGCAGATGAATTTCATAGAAACTCTCTGCCAAAGAAATGATATCAATGTACCAGCTTATTTGGGTGCAGCAAAGGATTTTAACTTTAATGGAAAGCTTGAAGAAATTCCATATAAGTCAGCAGTTGCTGTAATATCACATTTGTCTGAAATGCAAAGAAATCAAGCGTCTATTAATGTTAAGTTCAAAGGCTATAACTCTAACTGGAGGAAGTAATTATGAAGGCTATTATCCCAACAAAGTTTTGCACAATTGAAATAGATTGTGATTCGGTAAAAGATGTGTTTAGAGAAGTAGGAGGCATCTCTGAAATCTTTAATGAAGAAAAGTGTGGATTGTGTGGCAATACAGCAATTATGCCAAAAACACGATCCGTAGAAAAGAACAAGAAAGTCTACGAATATTTTGAGATGGGTTGCACTAATTCAAAATGTAGGGCAAGGTTGTCTTATGGGCAGCGACAAGATGGCGGTGGGATTTTCCCAGTACGCAAGCTTGATACTAATGGCAAGCCTGATCGTGAAACTGGTTCTTATGGACCACATAATGGTTGGAGCAAATACCGAGGCGAAAACAAAGATGAGTGATGTTGGCATTGATGTTAGCTCTTTCAAGACTGAAGAGCTTAAAAAAGAACTCCTTTGGCTAGACGGATATGATACCGAATGGTCAAAGGAGATTTCTAAATTAATTAAAGAAGAGCTTAAGCTTAGAGATATTCAAGTTCAACCCACATAGCATACTGGGTCTTTGAACCTATTGAGTCTGGAGATGCGGATAAAGCAAGAAACCAATCATGCCTATCTGCTGTTGTTCCACTTCCGTTTGGACTCAAACCTGACATTCCAGGTGAATTAGCCAATGATACAATTGTTCCAGATCCTGCTGGCGTTTGCCAAGCAGCAGATCCAGAACCATCTAGAACATTAGTTAGGCTTGGATGAATAAGTTCTGCAACTTTAGTAGTAACACCACTAGCTGCATTATTAATGTTTGATCTATCGTAAATCCTTAACTTTACATTCTGTGTGGCTACTGGGCTAGTATGGGTAAAACGCACATTTAAACTAGCTTGGGCATTAGTTATTGTTTGAAGATTTAGACCGCTTGGAGATCCAATTCCATTAACTATTCCAGAGTTTGGATGAGAGTACTTTACATTGTTTATTGCAGCACCAGCAATAGTGCCATTACTATTAGTTATATAGCTAGAGTCTTGATAGTTTCCTACGGAAACGGAAGAACCAAATCCAGAGCTTCCAAAAAAGCCCACACCACTTGAACCTATGGCGTTTCCTGCCGAAAAAAAAGCAAATGTAGCCATGATTTTTCTCCTATTGTATATAGTATATTACACCGCACAATCAAAATATTATGCACAAGCTTTAATATTATGGCGAACTCGTAAAGGTTGGTGTTGATGTTGTAGTAGTTGGTGTTGATGTTGTAGTAGTTGGTGTTGATGTTGTAGTAGTTGGTGTTGATGTCGTAGTAGTTGGTGTTGATGTTGTAGTAGTTGGTGTTGATGTTGTAGTAGTTGGTGTTGATGTTGTAGTAGTTGGTGTTGATGTCGTAGTAGTTGGTGTTGATGTTGTAGTAGTTGGTGTTGATGTTGTAGTAGTTGGTGTTGATGTTGTAGTAGTTGGTGTTGATGTCGTAGTAGTCGATGTACTGGTACTCGTAGAGGTAGATGTCGAAGTCGATGTAGTGGTACTCGTAGGTGGACAGTTACAATCATGAACTGTAGATTCAGAATATAATGGGTCTGTACATGCACCGCCAGGACCAGGCCAGCCATCTCTAGGTGATGCTACACAAGGATAGTTACAAGCGTAACTAAGATATTGTAGTATTCCATCTCTGCACACTAGATTATTTGCTGCTCTAGGTAAACCTAAATGACATGGACAAGAAGTAGTAGTTGTTGGTGTACATGGCGATAAGCTCCATGTTGAATAAGTAGATCCAATGCATGGACTAGGAAGATTATAGGAAGTGCAACAGATAGCATCTCCTGCTGAACAATTTGTGCTTGTTGACACTTCTCCAGTTAATACAAATTTATATTGTTCTTGAGGATGATTAGAATCGTATTCGCAAGTATAAGTTCTGCAACAGCCTATAGGTGCATATGTTGTACTTGTACTTGTAGTTACACAATCACAATAAGTTGGTACACTTCTTATTTCGTTTGCAACACTACAATCAGATCCTGATAATGATTCTCCATCGACTTGTACTGGAAAAGATGGCAGGATACAAAAAGTCTCAAAACTTAATCCTCTCCATTCATATTTATTTGTAGAATAATTAAATTCGCATATATAATTTATAGAAACTTCTCTTTCTGGATCAGTAACAACCCAAGATGTTTCATGACCAGTGGAATCAGGACATCTAGGTGCAGATGTAGTTGTAGAAGTAGTTGAACAATTTACATTATACGATGGTAAATCAGCAGCACATAATTCACATGGACCTATACCCCTAAATGTCTCTACTATTTCTTCTCCCTGTCCAGCATTTTTACTGCACTTATAGCACTCTGGACATGTGGTGGTAGAAGTTGAAGTGGCAGGGTCCGTAGTCGTTGTGGGGTCGGCATTTGGATAACCAAAATAATTTGAATATGCTGAACATGGGCCACCAAGCCAAAGAAGATATATTTGACCATCCTCGCACCAACCACCTGGTTCAGAAACATCTCCCCCATACTGAAAGCAATGGTAGCTATAAGGATAGCTATCACCACATTGATAATCACCACCGGAAGAATTGTAAGAAGGATAATTAGATCGATAACGACCAAAAAAATATGGTTGTTTACCAAAACCAATTTGTGCATATCCAGTTTCAAGGCGTGTATATATAAAACAGCATCCATAAGGATCGGTTGTTGATGTTGGCGTTGATGTAGTTGCAGTTGCATCTCCACAATATTTAATCAAATAACAGTAGTCACCACAGCAATCACATGGGGTTGGAGTTGTTGAGGTTGTTGAAGTTGTACCATTATGACAACACAGATAATTTTGATTAACAACTATTCCGTAAGCCCCACAATTTCCACCAGCTAATTCATTTCCAGTTGATCGAATTGAATAAGAGCTATCTGGACAAGGAGGGTATTGATATTCATATTTTCCATCTACACAGATTAAATTAACTGTCACACTTACAGCATCATAGCAAAGTGGGGTTGTTGAGGTTGTTGAGGTTGATGTTGTTGAGCAATCGCCAGAAGTAAAATTACGAGGAAATGAACCTGGGCATCTATAGTCACTTCCACAATTATTAAAACAAAAATTGAATCCCTGCCCTTCTGGATAGCCGGGCTCACCAACACAATCTAACCATGAAGGAGAAGAAAACACATTGATTGGTGTCAATACTCCAGTTCCATCTTGAGCACAAAAATATTGAGTACAACAACCCATTTATTCTTACTCCAAAATAATCATTAACAATTAGGGTCTTGAATGAGTGATAATGCAAAAAGACAATTCGCTTGGTTAACATGAGTTGAATAAACATTACCCATAGTTTGACTACACGCATAGCATTTAGTAAAATTTAGTGGGGGAGAAGTTTGATTTAAATACCAAGGACTTGGTGTTGTTGATGTTGTTGTTGCTGTTGTACTACCACATGGCAAACTAATAGTGGTTTTACTAACAGTTATAGATCCATCTGAACCACAAGTTACACCAGAAACAACTTCTACGGATTCTGTACATGCTGTTGTTGATGTTAATGTTGAGCCTGAGTCTTTCAGAAGACCATTTTTAAATTTAAGTCCTGCATATGTACCAGTAGCCCCATTTGTGTTAACATAAAACATTCCTTCTGTTGATTCACACTCATCTTGCATAAGTTGTACTATAAAGTCCGAACTGTTTGCTTTAGTTGTTGTTGTTGTTGGGGTGTTTGGATTTACAGCAACAGGACAATCTGATGCTTGACCATCAAATTTTATTTTTAATTGTTCTCCCCTAATCAGCCATCTTGCATCATTAACTGAATAATAAGCAACTATAGATTGACCAGCATATACTTTTTTTGCTGAAAAATTCCTAATAAGTAATGTTCGATTTGTTGTAGCTTGAGACATATTTATATATATGTAACCATCATCAAATGGTCTTATGTTAGATACAGCATAACCAGTTACTATATCATGAGAAGTCCAAACGCCTCTGTATTTATCCCACATTAAATCAACTGGGCCAGCCAAGCCTTCGCCTGTTGCATAAGCAATTTTATTTGGTACTACATTTGGTATTGGAATATAAACATCTTCATTGTACCTGTTTTTTGTTTTTATTAAATTTCCTTTATCATCAGTTGCTAAATTGAAATCCATATATGAATTGCCATATCCAACAACCATAATTGGTCCACGAAGACCTACTGGTTGGCATTTAATCACATTTCTTGGTCCAAATCTTGAATATGCATATAATGCTTGTTTATTCTTATTAAGAACATCTGCTTTTGCTTCAAGCATATCGGCAGCATGATAATTATCATAAACAGTACCCCCATCACCTTGAAAACTATGTATTGCTGGAGGTCTACCAGCAACAAATTTCATATCTCCCACTATTGGATCTGTATATCTGTACGGATTATATGTGTACGATGTTGGAAGTCCTTCTGGAGAATTTATAAAAGCACTGTATGGAATTGATGTATTTGTATTTAATTGAGATCTACTACCAAAATTATTAAAGGGGGCAAATAAACCATCATAAGAAACACCACCTTTATTATATGTTCCAGATTGAACTGCAATAGCACCGCCACTTTCTATATTGCTAAGAGAACCACCAATAGTTTTTTTTCTTATTGTTTCACCCTTGTCTGCCATAAAATCGATTGTTTGTGCCATTATTAAATTTTGATGTGGAGTATTTCTATCGTATCTTCTTCCAAGATAATTTAGTACAAAGTTTTGTATTTTTGCTCCAGCAAAAGATCTTTGTAAAGATTGAGATTTTTTAATTGATTCCATGTAAACAAACAATATATTTTTTCTGTCAGAATATGCTTTTATAGCAGATTTTTTAAGTCTTTCTGTGTTATATCTTGATGCCATTCCAAATTTTGGAGTAAATGTTCTGAATGAATATTGTGTGGTTACACCAGATGGTCCATACGATGCATTTATTGATGTTACTATTGGCCCATTTTTTACTATTTCATCACCAAGATTATGTTCTGGTAAACCAATTTTATTTAAAGATCCAGTTTCAAAATAAGGAACTGGATTTATATCTTTTAATCTATTTTTAGCAGCTTCCTCTAATGTTGCAGAAGCGTTAAACTGCCAAGGAACTAAATCATTGTTTTGCTCTATTTTTGTTTTTCCACCATTAGCATTTCCAAAATACCAAGGGCCATAAAAATCATTTCTTGTTGATTTAAAATTAAGTATTGCTTGAAATGGATATAGTGCAGGGAGTCCTGTTTTGAAATTTTCAGATTGGCCAAGGACTTGATTTCTATATTGCAATCCAAAGTAACATGTTATAAGTGCATCAACACCAAATTGATTGTGTATTAATTGATTAAACGCAGCAACAGATTGGCCTATTGAAACCAATACATGTTCTGAGTCTTTTTTGTCTACACCAATATATTGATTACTTACCCATGTTCCAACAGTTCCTAAACCAACTACTTCAGAATGTATTGTTGTTTTTATTATTCCAGTTGTTGCTACTGGAATAGTTACATATTGTTCGTTTATTGAAGCTTTAACCCATAAATATTGAGATCCACTATCTGAATAAGAAATTGTGTCTGAAGAACTACTATCATATGTAAATTGAGTTGCCCATGAATTTGGCAAATTAAAAATTAGCCAATTTTGCATTTTTCCGTCTTGATTTAATGCCATAGCATTTAACATTTCTCTAGGCAAAGAAGTATTTGTCTTTGCTTCAAGAATTGCTGGATCTATCCATCCAGAATCAGTTGGTAAAATATTGTATATTTTTTTAGGTTGATTTTGTGTGATGTTTAAATCTAAATTATCTGAACTTGTATAATTTTCCAATACTTGTTTTATTACAAGCCCATCGCTTTTAGATGTTGGATTATTTTGTCCATAATTAACAGTATTATAATTAAGGTCGCCTTTATAATTAACTTCTACTAAAAATTGTTTCCCATAATATGAATCTATTATTGATTTTAAATAAGTAAAAAGTTGTGCCCCACGAATAACTCCTATATCGTTATCTTTTTCTGAAAACTCTCTGTTTAGTGTAAATTCTGTAGATCCACCACCAGCCATAAAATTAGCAACCATAGAGATATTTCTTCTCGGTGCTCTAAGAAAAACTCTCGTATATATATTATCATTATTAAATGCATCATCCCATATTTCTAAATACAACGACCAATTGTCTTGATTTCCACCAGTTATCAACAACAACTCATCCATTGTCATTTCATAATATGTAGCACCAGGAAATATTGATTCCATTCCAACTAAAGGTATGCCCCAAGCGTTTGCCTTTACAGTAGGATGACTCGCTACGGATGGTCTTAAACTATTAAATCTATAGTTATAATATGGACATGCACACTTTACAACATCGTATTGAGCAGATGACCAGTATGCTGTTCCATTAATATCATATCCCCAAAATTGCTTTATTCTTGAATTTGGACCAACAGCATTACTATAAAAATATTGATCGTAATTTACTGGTGTTCCAATAATGACATTCATTTGAGTTAAATCTACATCGTTGTTAAAACAAATGCTGTGTTCTTTTAATCCACCCCAAAGCATAAAATTTGATTCAATATTATTGGAAGATTCAACTCCAGCATCCCAAGAAATAACATTCCTGTCTTTTGCTAAATCTTTTATAACATTTTGAACTTTTTGATTGGCTGGATCTACACCTAAACTTGTTGTTTGAACTGTAAATTCTGTACCAGTGATAGTAATTTTAAACAATAAACCTAAATCATCACAAATTTTAGATATTAAATCCATTAAGTTTATATATGGACCTTCTATTCTATAAAATTTTGGTACTTTACTTGCAAAATTTAACTTTATTGAGTATGGTACTCCAGCAGAAATAATTCCATATTTTTTAGAAAGTTCATTTATTCCTTCTTCAAGTTTTGAGTATGGCATTCCCCCTTCATTAGCTTGACTTTTGCCAAATCCCTTACTCTCCCACCACCTAAAAACATTAAACATATTTATTATTGGAGAATCTTCTTTTGTGTCACTAGTTCCATATAAACTAGTAGTTATAACTTCAACATTTTTAATTAATTCTTTCCCATCATTTAATTTTACTTCATAAAAAGTTCCACCAGTATCATGTTTTTCAATAACTCTATCTAGAAAACCATTAAATTTAAAGGGGCAATCTTCAGTTAAAGAAAACTCATAATTTTTTCCTAACTCATATGGTGCTATGCTTTCTCCATCTTCTGGAGCAAGTTTTATATTTACAGATGATTCTGTATCATTCCATCCAATAGATGAATTAAAATCTACTATTGTTAAATTTAAAAATTTTAATCTTTCAAAGCTCATTTTTTCACCTAATTGTAATTCCAAACTACTGATCTTGTAACTTTTTTAGTCCTATAATCAAATGTCATATCATCTTTTTCTACAAATATTTCAGTGGCTGTTGGTGCATAAGAAGAAACATCTGGTGGACCTTTAGATCCATCATTATATAATACTTCAATATTGACTGTTTTAACACCATTTTTTTTAGCTGGAAGTTTTTGTATAATTGGGCCTAATTCTTTGCCAACTGCTGGTATTACAACAATTACATCTATAGGTGGCGTATCTGTCCAACTTACAGATTTAAATCTTTCAGTGGTTTCTTCTATGCCCTCAGAAATTTCTACAGAGTAATTTATTGTTCCAGATATTTTGTTGGTTCCTTCAGAAATAGATCTTACTTTACCAGTTATTGTTCCAATAGTATATGATTTGCCTATTTCCCAAGGGCTTGTGTCTTTAATTGTTTTTAATTTGTCTGATGCATTATCATATTTTGTTTTTCCATTACCTTCATATCCAGTTATACTTCCTTGCAAACTTGCAGATTTGTATACGGAATCAAAGCTATCTTTTTCTGTATATGTTTCTTCAACTACAAATGGGTCTTTTGATAATATCCAAGACTCATTGCAATCAACAGTATTCTTATATGTGTTAACTGAATAACTAGTTGTTTTATTGTAAGAATCTTCTGTTGGCAAAGTTAAGTATGTAGAAGCATCAGAATTAGCTATAGATGTAGTTGGAGCTATTTTATCCATAGCTAATTTATAGTTATTTTCTATAGGTGGAGTTCCAGTACTAGTGCTTTTTACTTGTATGCTTCTAGTTCTATTTATCTTTACAAATCTCCCATATTCATCTGCTGGATCTAATGACCAAGTTTCATCTGGATCTTCATTGTCGAATACTATTTGTTCTAAAGATATTGTGTAATCACATATTAAACTTGATTGTTCAAGCTGAAAGCTTTTAGATTTTAATTTAAATTTTCCAGATAAATTTGGACCACCTATTGATGTGCTTATATTAATATCATCTATCTTGTGGATTACCAAATCTTCTAAGGTTGCCATTTTCCCTATAATTAAACCTAATTTGGCTTTATCTATTTGTTCAGCAGTTCCAGTTGGTTCTGACTCACCCGCTATTGGATCAACAGCTAAAATTTTTCCTTTTAAATCTACTGTTATTGTGGTCGTTTTTAATTTACCGCTATCCCTAAATTCTGATTGTTGACTAATACTTATTAATGGTGTTGGTCTTATTTCAGTTCCACCTAATGTAATAGACATAAATTATTCCTAATATGGTCTAGGTATTTGTGTGTTTGTCAAGTCAAAACTAGTAATGGGTGGCAAAGCTGGCGTTGATCCATCTGCCCATATAAATACTGTAGTTCTTGATATTTTTTTATTTTGTGCAGTAAAATTAATAGTGTCAGATTCAATTGTACTTCCTGGTGGTTTATATAGAGTTGTAATTGGAGCTTCCTCAGTTCCAACTCTTTCTATTGTAATAGACATAGTTTTGGCTTTATTCATATTAATGTTTTGAAAAACTGGCCCCTTATCGCCATAGATAGTATTATGCACAACATAAGTATTAAGAGGATCAGCTAAAGGCCCAAAATAACTTACAGTTATTGTTTCGTTTTTTATGCCAGTTGTTGTTGGTCTTTTTATATTTTCAATTTCATAGTTATAAGTAATTATCCCTTTTACTTTATCATGTGTTTCTGAAAATGAAGTTATTATTAGTGCGACATATTTAGTATTTAAAGCAGACCTTACTGTTGTCCATAATGCTTCTGCTTCTGTGTATCTATTGCTTGGGGTTGATGTAGAAGACGAAGATAGACCAGTTATGGTTCCTTCTATAGAAAGGGTGTCTCTTAATGTTTCATTAGATTGTTTGTCTGTAACTGTTTGTTCATGGTGTGCTTGTGCTAATTGAGGAAGAATTGAATTTTTTAATAGATTATTATGATAAGTCAAATTTATTTCGGCAGAAAATTCACCGCCAAGTATGTTTACGCTATAATTAATTAATTTATTTGAAGGTGAAGCTTTTAAATAAGTATTTCCAGCTTCGTCTTTTATATCTGTTGGAATAAGATCGTTTATTTTTTTAAAAACTTCTGTTCTTGATGTTTCCCAACCATTTTTACCATCAACATCTTTAGACTTACAAGAAATTTTATGATTTACTTTTGTAAATCTCAAATCCTCATCGCTATAATCAACTGACCATGACTCATCTATTTCTGAAGAATTAATTTTATCAGGTACTGTTATTAATCCAATAGTTACTGAATCTGCTTCCATTTCAATTGTATAATCACAGAAATCAACCCAAATATCTTCTTTAAAAGTTAGACTTTTAATTCTAGGTATAAACTTAATTGGTGGAGTATTACCATCTCTTGATTGAACTTCAAAATATGTTTGGCCTTTAAATGCATTGATTTGTGTTTTTATAGCTGCCTGTCTTGCAATAATAGCAGAATGTTTTGCATCCATAGATAAGGATTGATTTGCAACAATTTTTGCAGATACAGATATATTGAAAAGATATGTTTTTGCTTTTCCATTATCGTAAAACTGCACACTTTCTTGCAATGAAAATGTTTGAATTGGGTCTGATAATGTTCCAGCCATGTTTAATCCTCAAAACCATGTGTATATAATTGCATATTTCCATTAAATGGTTGATTTATTTTTGGGATTACCAACCTAACTGAATAAAAACAAATGTCATTTGGATATATATTAAAGTCAATACTGCTAGTTATTGTAGAGGAAGCACCATAAGCTATTAAAGGCATATGATTCCAAGTTGCTTCGACATTTCTTTGTATAAACATCTGCATAGACGAACCATGTGGTATTGCATTAAATGTAGTTCCAAGACCTATTATAGTAATATTTAACGAGTTATTAATAAATGTGTAGTTATTGCCCAAATAAAGATTTAAACTTTCAAAATGAGCTTGATTTACTATTTGTCCAGATATGTATGTAGAAATAAAGTTTGTTGTTAATGCTTTATAATCTACCATCAAAAACAATTCTAAATTATTTTCAAAAAAAGACTTTATATAAAGTTCTACGCTATTTATTTTTTGATTTGTTGTTGATGATTGAATATTAAAATCAATAGAATTATATGTCTCAGTATATAAATATATGTTTTTTATAAATAAATTGGTTGATGCTTCTAAAAATGCTTTTAAGTAAAGTTCTTGGTTGTCTTGATGTTCATACCAATATTTTATGAATAAATTAATTGAACTTTGTGGAAAAGCTTTTAAATATAAGTCTGTTTGTTCTTGAGTATTTACCTTTAAATGTAATGGTAATATATTGGCATCAAATATAACTGACCTTATATACAAAGAAACACTGTTTTCAACAGCAGACTTTAAAAACAAATTTCTTGTGCCAAATAGTTTTGGTGGTGGAACAATTGTTATTGTTGGTGCTGGTGCTGAACCTAACGATGTTAGCCATCCTGTTAGCGGTGGACTTCCTGCACTTGCAGTATTATAGTAATAAACGCTTGAAAAATGACTAATAATCCACTGAGATAGTCCTGAGTCATAGACTAGTACATAATTTGGATCTACACTGTTTTCATATAAAGAACCGCTGACAAATATAAATATGCCATTAAAGTTTCCACCACTGCCAGCACCAGATACAATATAATTTGCCATAATTTTACCTTATTATGCTCTCATATCATTTCCAAGTTGTTTATTTATTTCTGCAATTATAAACCCTTGTAATTCTTGGGTTGCTTGTGTTACCGCTGTATATACGCCATCTGGATTAAAGTCAATATTTAAAGCAGCATTTAAACTACCCATGACTTCTATTCTTACTACTGTTGGTATTTTATTGATTTGTGTTTGTAAAGCTTCAGCATAATTTTTAAATGCATCTACTTGTTCACCAAAAGGCTTGAGAAATGTAGTTCCTAATGTACTTATTGCATTGGCTAATTCTGTAACTGAAGTCATATCTATTGCTGGAGATGAGTCTTGTTGTGGATTTCCAACAGGTCTTCCCCTTCTAGCATACATAACTCCACCATTAGACATATAACTAGCATTTCCATTTATATTTTTTAATAAATTTAAATTTTTAGATGTTGATTCTCTATTTACCACAAACTCTCCTGGTGTCAGCATGGCAGGAACAGTGTCTGAACCTCTTGGTGTAAATCCACCATCTGCAAAATAATTTACCATACCGCCAGAATTATAGCCCTTTCTTTTTGATATTTTAGTGGCAGAATCAGCAAAATTTCCAACTCCATCATTAAACTTCGATGAAGAATTTAATATGTTTTGTGATCCTTCTTTATTAAGGCTGGCCCCACTCTTAAATGAATCGCCACTCTGAACAAATTTATTTCCAACTCCAGATAATTTGCCAGCTAATGAGCTTATTCCAGATTCTATTGGATCTACTTTTCTTCCACGAATATTTCCAACGCTACCACCATTTTTAAATCCAGTCACTTCTTGACCATTATTTATTGCATGTAATAAAGAAGAGTTCTTAGATGAGGCTTGTTTATTTACCACAAACTCGCCAGGAGTTAACATGGCTGGAATAGTATCTACATTACCACCAGAACTATATGACCCTAGATTCATTCCAAACAAACTTAATTGTTTTCGTTTTGGGTCTTGTGCTACTTGTTGTTGCTGTGGAACTTGATTAAAGAAACTTCCTGCATAATTACTTGCTTGAAATGCTGGTTGGGCACTAGGACCGCCATACATTTCTTGCTTTGCTTGATATGCCCTTTGGTTTTGAAAATTTTCTGATTGTTGTTGTCTCTGTTCTGGAAACATTGGTTTTGATCGCAATGCTGCATATGGATTTGCTTGTTGCTGTTGTTGCCAATTTATTTGCCATTGTTCTGGTTGTTGCTGCCGTTTAGGATTTTGCGATTTTCGTTGTTGTGATTGATATGCTTGATTTCTAAGTTGAAATTGTTGTTGTTGATATTGTTCTGCTTGTAGGTAACGAGGACTTTTTTGTTTTTCCCTTTGATTTCTTATTGTGTTTCCATAAATCGTATTTTGTACTTGTTGAACTCCACCATCAGAAATTTGATTCATGTAATCATAATTTTGATTCATGTAATCATAATATGGGTCATATCCATTTTGAGCATAAATCAAACCACCCAAACTTGCATATGTGCTTTCTTCTTGTGCTTTATTTTCTTCTTCCCTTCTTTTTTTTTCTTCTTCCATTAATCTTTTAAATTCATCAGCACCCTTTTGTATTTCTGGCTCATTTAATTTTGCCTGTTTTAATTCATTTACTTCTGCACCAGTAGCAGAAATATTTCCAAGTGGATTATTGTTGCCCTTCATTCTCGATTGAACATCTCCAAGCATACCCATTGCTGCTGATGTTACGCCTTCGCCACCAGGCTTAGTTGGATCTTGAAAAGATAGTGCTTGTTGAGCAGAAACGCCACCAGACCCAGTAGAAAATCCAGCTTTTATATTATCTGCAAGACTTCCTCTACCACCTCTAAATCTAGTGTTAGTAAACATTTGAAGGGCATTATTTTCACCTTGATTCTTTAGTGCTATTCTATCAGTTATGTTTGAAGTGGTAACCTTTCCAATATTTTCAGCATATCCTTCTTTATCAAAAGTCATTTGGGTGTTTTCATCGCTACCACTATAAGCACCTAATTTTGCTCTTCTTTGTGAGTATCCACCACTATATAAATAACTTACTAATCCACCGCTTGCATATCCAAGTAATTTTTCTGTATTTGACTTAATAATATCTACGCCTTTATTCTCTGCTTTTTCTTTAAGATAGTCTTTTCCAACATGTTTTGCTCCACTTAAAGCAGTCTTAAATGATGGCTTCATTGCAAATTTTGAAATCGCAGATATCCCTGCTTTTGCAAGTCCAGTCATACCCATAGCATTAAAAACCATTTCTGTTGCAGCATTATTGCTATTATCTTCATCTTGTATAAATTGGTTCTGTCTACGAGAGAAATTTTGAGTTGCCCTATTAGCAGTAGATTCTAAATCATCTTTTCTGTCTTGCGTGTAAGTATTTTTATCTTTATTTTTATCATCAACTAAATATCTTGATTCTTCTTCGAACTTTTTTTGTCTATTCATTTTTTCATAAAATGCTTTTTTTCTTGCTTCTCCGCCATTTTCTAAATAAACCATCCCGCCAGCAGATGAATATCCAACATCTTTACCGCTATTTATCGCACTTAATAAATCACCATGTTTGGCAGTAGCAGAGGCGTTTATTACAAACTCACCTGGCGTGAGCATAGCGGGTACTGTATCTGTACCTTTAGGCTTAAAGAACGAAGGATCAGGATTAGGACTATGACTAGGAACACCACCAGATGAAAGATAGTTTACCATTCCACCAGTAGCGGAATATCTAGCATCTTGCATCCTCTGATACTTTTTCCTAATTCTAATTTGACCTTCATTATCTCCTGGTTGAAGTGCTGCAATTTCAGCAGCTTGATTCCTATCGTTTATTTGATCAACTAATTGCACCCCACCTTGTTGTGCAGTTATTTCGCCTCTTCTTGTACGACTTGCAACGCTATTTTCTCCGTATTGCCCATCACCTAATGTTTGTTCTCTAGTTGCTTTAGGGTTTTTAGCATTCCTAACTGCAAATTCCTTTTGCTCATCTCGCTCTTTTATAATTGCAGCTTGAAATTCATTGGGTTCTCCTTTAACCACATTTTTATTTTCTTCTGGTGCATTTTCATTTATTTCTTTAATACCTAAAACAGTTTTCATTGCTGCTCTAGTTATAGAGTTTTCAATATTTGCAATGTCCAAATTTCTTTTATAATCAATTTTTCTTTGTTTTTTACCATCAACATCTTCTTCTACAACTACTGCTTTTGATGAAATAGTTGCATATCCTTTTGAGCTACTTATGGCATTTAAAAAATCTTCTGTAGTGAAAAGATTTGGTGTGTCTGCTGCAAATGTTAAAGATCCGCTAGGACTTCCTAATGTTGGTGCATCTCCAGCTAATTGTTTTAATTGTTCTTTAGAATACCCTAGTGGTAAACCAAGATTATTATTAACCGATCCTGCTAAATATGGAGCAGCTATTCTTAATGCGGTATTATTGGCAGACATCGAAACTTGACCTTTTCCACTTGCTGCCTTTATAGTTGCATAAGCACCATCCTCACCTTCTGCAAAATCAATTCCAGAAAATGGTTTAACAATTTTTTGTGCTTTCCCTTCTTGTTTTTCGGAGAGTTTATCTAATAGATTAAAGTCTTTATTTCTTCCAATAGCACCTTCTAAGCTCTTTCTGCTTATACCACCAACATTTGCTGCTGCTGCATTAAGAACGCTCAATGCATTTATTTTACCTTCTTCTATCGCCCTTACAACTAAAGGTATAGCATCTGGTCCAGCTTGTTTTACTTTTGCTTCAACAAAACCCTTAGTGTCTTTTATATTTGAATATTGATCAATAAAGTCAAGAAGACCCTTACCACTTATTGCCAAAGATTTTGAACTTGATTGTTGTTTAAAGAAAGATCCAACAATTTCTTTTTGGAATGGAAGTATAAGTTTAGGATTATCAAAGTCTTCTTTTGCCAAACTTCCTTTTTGCCCATTGTATAAACTTGCATATTCTTTTAAACCTAAAGGTATTAATTGATTTGGATCTTTACCAATTTCAGCAAATTCTTTTTTGTTTAATTCTTCGCCTTGATTTTTAGCAAAAATTCCTTTTAGCTTTACCATTTTTCCAAGTATAGCACTAGCTTGCACTTCTCTTCTTAAGCCTATTTGTGCTAATCTTCCTGCATCGCCCTGTCTCTTTAAATAAAGCTCGTCTTCTTTGCCCATGTCTGTAGCGACAAACTTCTCTCCAGTTCCTTCTTTTATTTGAGTTAAGTAGGCTTTAGAATTAACATAGTTTTCATTTATTTCTGGTCTATTTTGACCATAAGCATTTTTTAATTTTTCATTAGATGTTAATCCAATTTGGTTATAACTTGTTCTTCTTAGTTTTAATATTTCTAGTTCTGCTTTTTTCTTAGATTCTAATTGTTTGTTTCCTCTTGCTGCAAGAACCTCATTCTCTGCCATTCTTATCTGCGTATCTATGGGTGTTGTTCCTTCTTCGTTTGCAATGTTAGCTACTATATTTTCTTGTTTCTTTTCTGAAACTTCTGAAACTTTTTGTTTCTTTAATTGTTCTATTTGTGCAATATATTCTGGTATTCTTTTATTTATTTCTGTATCTGCACTTTCTATTTTTTCAACCCCTAAACTTTCCATGTACTTATTATTTATTTGTAAGTCTTCATAATTATCTAAATTTTCTGGTATTGTATATTTTGCAATATTATTATTGTTTTTTTTAAGATAATTTATTACCGATTGATATTTTGTTGGTATTTTTTTATTTGATTCTTTTATAATTGGATCTATAAGTGTTTTGTCTGGATTTTCGTATGCAAAAAGACCTGGCCAGTTTGGTGGGCTTCCATATGATACAAATGGAACTGCTTTTGTTTTATCTGAACCATTATAAAAATAACTAGACCTTAACATATTTATGCCCATTCTGTCGGGAGTATCGCTTTTATTCCCTTCAGAGAAAACACTTTTTAAATTACTTTCTAAATTATTAACAAGTAATGATGTTGATTTTTCGTCAAAATTTAAATTTTTTAAGCTTAATAGTTTATCTATTTTTTCTGTTGCTACTTTTTCAGCAAAATTATAGCCATCACCACTTGTTCTTTTTTCTATATCTAAACTCCAAATTGCATGGGCTGGAGAATCAATGCCCATCAGGTTTCCAGCAAATTCAGCACCATATCCCACATAACTCCTGTTCTTTTTAATAATTTCATTTGGATCATCTGGTCTAAGTGTTGGTAAATGTTTTTTTACTGTAACCGATCCAAATTTGCCTACAGCAGCAGTAGAAACATTTTTTATATCCTCATTTTTAATATTAATCAAATTTTGTATATCTAATACTTTTTCCTCTTTCATTTTTTTAACAAGTGCTTCATGTTCCTTGATGAGTTCTTGTTTTTTATTACTAGAAGTATTTTCTGTTTCTCCTTTTTGTTTAAATCCACTAAAAATATTTGCAAAATCTTGAAGTGATTCAAATCCACCATTATCTTCAATTGTTTTTTTAACATTAGGGTTTTGAGAAAGTTGTCCACTAGATAAAGACGAAATAACTTCAGATAATATTGCTGAAGAAGCTGTTTTTCTTTTTTCTGGATCTTGTGTTGCAGAAGGAACATTAGCCAAAGTTGAATTTTTAAGAGAATTAAACTTGCTGCTTATATTGTTTTTAATTGCAGCTATTTTTTCTTCTTTCGTTGGTCCTACTTGATTCCATATATTCATCACTTCTTCTGATGCTTTTATTCTTTTATCTAATACTTCTCCACCTTCTGCTAAATATGATGTTTTTCCACTATTTATAGATTTAAGCAATGGTAGATTCTGTTGTGCTGCATTTCTATTTACTACAAATTCTCCCGGTGTCAACATTGCTGGAACAGTATCAGTTCCTCTAGGAGCAAATGCTGGACCACCAACCGCAAATCCAATTGCTTGTGCAGGATTAGCATTTACATTAACTGGAGCAATACCTTGTTGTTGTGCCCCTAATCCACTAATAGATGCAGATAATCTATTTATATTTGTTGTAGCTGTTTCTGCTGCTGCTGTAAGTTTTACTCCAATTCCTTGATTCAATTCACTAACTGCTGTAAGACTAGATTCAAATTTCTCTGCATTTATTCCTTGTTCTTGTGCCTTATTAGCAATTTTAACTCCAAGTTCTCCCGCCCCTTTTTCTGCTGTCGTTACTCTTTCTTGTGATTTTGTTAAACCTTGAGTTGAAACGCTTTTTATTGCATCTAGTATTGCAGTTGATATAGAAATATATGAGTTATTACTAACAGTAGCTGAAGCCTTTTCACGAACTAATTCGTTCTCTTTTCCACTAAAATTTAATTTTGAAAGTAATTCGTCTATTGTTCCAGATTGTGATCCTATTGCTAATGCTGCTTTTGAACCCCTTTCACCACTGTCTATATTTTGAAATCCTTTCTTAAAACTTTCTTGATTTAATAATGACTCAGTATTATTAAATTTTTCTCCTTCGTTTTTTCGTGCTTCTTTAGCTTTTATTAATTCTGATATTTTTCCTTTGTTTCCTTTTACAACATCTAAATTTTCATCAGTTACTCCAGCATCTGTAAGAAATCCAGTTTTTTCTTTAACATCTTTTATTTTTGCAGACTTTGCAACTTCTCTATTTTTTTCATCTTGAACCTGACTTTTTTCCATGCCAGCAATAAATTTATCTAAATTTGAGTAGAATGTAGTATTCTGTTTTGTCAACTGAGAAAAATAATCAGTCTGTAAACTTCTTTGATTACCAATTAACTCTTGATTTGCTTTTACTTGTTCGTCATATACTTTAGCTAATTTTCCAACCAACATATCTTCTTCTGGTTTCTTTTTCCCTAAACCAGTAGTATTACGCACAATGTTGTCTGCAATATCTTTTCCAACTGGACCAAAACTATCTAAGAATGCAAAAAGTGCTTTGTTTTGTCCAGAACTAAAATTACTTACATTTCCACCTTGAGCTTGTGCTTGTTTAAGTAGTCCTTGGCCTTGAACTCTGTCTTGCAATATTTTTTGTCTTTCTTTTGGATCTGCCGTTAAAAATTCTTTCCCTCTTTGAGTTTCATTATCTCTTTCTTGTCTTACTTGACCAAGTTTGCCTTCCAAAATAGCAAGATTGTTTGATTGATCTGCCAAATTCTTTAATGACTCTTGCAAATTTGAAGCTTCTGATTTTAATTTAACTAACTCAGATGCTGCACCTCTAAATGCAGCCCCACCACCTTCTGCACCAGAAGCATTCTGTACTTTAGGTTCTAATTCCCTAATTCTTTCTTGCGTTCTTTTTAAGTTATCTCCAATTACTCTGGAGTCCTGTGCTTCTGCTCCTTTAGTTCCAGTAAGTCTTTCTTGATTTGTTCTAAAGCCTTGCATTTGTCTATCTACTGAGATCAAATTTCCTGCTTGTGATGGCAGACCAGCATTTGTAGCAACAGTATCTGCCGTAAACCTATCTCTTTGTAGTTTTGCACCTTCTAAGCTTTTAAAAGAATCGCCAATTGATTTTTGTCTTTGAGCTAAATTTTCTAAACCACTAATATATTGATTACTAGCGTTTTCTAGTTTTGAACTTATCTCTTTAGATGCATTTAAAAATGGATCTTTTATGTTACCAAGTAGTTTTTCTGCAACCTTAGATACATCTCCACCAGCTTCAGCAAGCAGCTTTGTATATTCTTGTCCAGATACATTTCCAGCAACAGAACTCACAACTCTTTCTGCTCCAGCACCCTTAATTCCTTGAGCACCTAAAGCTTCTCTTAAACCAGCAGCTATTTGTACAGATATGTCCTGACCACCAGTAGGATCTTCTATTGCACCAGCAAGCAGTGAAGGCAACGCTTGTGATGCTGCATTAATTGCATTACCTTGGTCCTTAAATTCATTTCCATAGCTACCAAGTGAATCAGAAAGCTTAGAAACAGCAGAATTAAAAGAGTTAAAATCTGGAGTTGATTTTTGATCAAATTGATTAGAAATTCCAGTTACTTTTGTTGATCCAATGTCCCCGCTAAATAATGATTCGTTTGTACTTAATTTGCTAGAAAAATGTTCTACTGAAGTAGCAGCAGCAGCAACAGCCTCTGACAACAACGACATAGAATTTATAGCTCTTTGATTTGCAGTTACTGCTTCTTTTTGGGTTTTTTCTAATTGTGCAGCTTTAAAAGAATCCTTCATTACTTTTACAATTTCTTTTTTAACATCGTCAAAGCTTACATTTCTTGCACTAGCAACTTTTTGTATTTGTGCATTATTAAATCCACCACCGCCACTAGTTAATTTGGCATCTAATGATGCTGCAAAATCTTTATAGTCTAATGCACCAGCATTTCCACCAGCTTGTTTTACTGCACTAGAACCAAGTTGTTCAGCTTGTTTATTTAAAATATTTGTAAGGGGAACTATTTGTGAAGCACCAGCTTCTTTTTGATTTTTTGAATTTATTTCATTGAATTTTTTAACATCAAATCCACCAAAACCGCCACCAGTAATTCCAGATATTAATCTGTCAAAACCATTTTTTTCTCCACCAGATTCAGCAAATGCTTTTCCAGCATTCCCCTCAGTAATAATTTTTTGATTTGCAGTAATTGAATCAGCAATAGAATCATCAAAAGTTTTTAATCCACTATTTAATTTTTCAAATGTTCCTTGTAATCCTGATACAGCAGCACCTATCTTTATTTCTCTTATTTGTGCTTCTGCTTCTTTAACTCCATCAGCATAACCCTTAAACAATCCAACTAATCCACCCAAAGCACCGCCCACAATAGTGCCTACTGGTCCAAGTGCTGAAAATGCTTGAGCAGTGGTAGCAGCATATGTTCCAGCTTTTTCAATAGCACCAGAAAATGCAAGTGTAGATCTATAAGCTTCTTGCTGTGCTTTATCTTCAACAACTACTCCTTGTTCATTTGCTTTTGCAAGAGAAGAAACTTCTGGTGCTCCTGCTCTCAATCCAGAAGCAAGTAAAGATCCACCAACAGCAGCAGTTGTTATTCTATTAGCTATTCCAGATGCTTTATCTTGTTTAAACTGTCTAGTTCCTTCTGCACCAGCTTCAAAATCAGTTCGTTTTGAACCAAAAAGTGCTCTCTGCCCAAAATCTTTTAATGCTCCACCTTTTGTTAATTCTCCAGTTTCTTTATATCCACCACCAGCAAGCTTTCTACCTAAACCAGTATCTCCAGTCACTTCTCCTTGGGCATTGGTGATTAATTTTCTTTGACCTTTACTAGCTTGATTAACATAATTATCTACAACTGATTGTACTTGTAATTCGCTTACTGGTTTTCCTCTTTTTACTGCATCTGCTCTAACTTGTTTTTCTACCCCAGTTCTATATTCTCCTAAAGCTTCCATCTTTAGGTTTTTTTTATCTTCTTTAGTAGCTTTTTTGCCAAATGTTGTTTCAAACTGTGCAGTTTTTTGTTTAACAATATCGCTTATTGATCCTGGACCTCTAGATGATTGTTCACCAACAACTTTATTGTTTTTTGTTACTTCTCCAGATTTATTTACTTTGTATTGGTCTAAATCTACTTTTGCTTTTGATTGTTCGTCTTCTGCTGTTTTATATTTTGCTTGATCAGCAGCAACAGTTTTCTGAAGTGGTACAAGCCTAGATTTTTCAGATACAAGTTCCCTTCTTTTATCTGCCAATTGATTGTTTACGCTGTCTAATTTTTTTTGTGCTCTAGCATCACCTGGGTTTGCTCTAAGAAAAGCTTCTTGTTTTTTTTGTGCTGCTTCAAGACCCTTAATTCCTTTGGATAAATTTTCAGTTACTGTTTGTTGATCTTCTAATGTTTTTGTTGATCTTTCAAGCTGTTGCTTAAGTCTATTCGCTTCTGCTGATGTATCTACTAATTTTTGCCCTTTTGTTTTAATATCGTTATAGCTAGTTCTTGCCTGAGTTCTTGCCTGACTTCGAGTTAAATCTGGATTATTTTGCATCTGCTGATCAACTAGTTGCTTTGCTAATCTAGCCATTTTTCTAGGGTCTGCTGGATCAAAAGTATTGTCCTCACTTAATGGTGTGCCACCCTTGCCTAATTTTACTGAGCCACCTCTAGCAAATTTAGCAAACTGATTCATAGCATGTAATTTTGAAGAACCAATCTTGCTTGCTTCTTTTGGACTATATATGTATTCACCGGGCATTACTAATGCAGGAACAGTACCACCACTAGCAAATCTTGAGGCTTTTGCTAAATTATCTGCCCCTATCTTATTAACTGAAGACTTTCTAATTACAAAAGAGCCTTCGGGCAAATCCATAGGAACAGTGTCAGAATTGCCAGTTCCTGGTACTAATCCACCAGTTGCAAACCTACCTTTTTTGGTTCTAGATGTAGCAGCAATACCAGCTAATAATCTTTGGTATTCAGCTTCTTGTGCATCATAGGAAGCTGTATTGCTTGTATTTTTTGTAGCTCTAGGTTTTCTTGGCTTTCTTGGTTTTTTTACTTTAGCATAAGGATCATAATTATCTTCTGGAATCTGTGTGTTTGGTAAACTTACAATTGGCTTTGCTGCTTGTGCCTGTGGTTTTAATTCCGATACGACTGGCTTTGCAATCGCTATTGGTATTGTTGCTTGTGCCTGTGGTTTTGTTTCTGAAACGACTGGCTTTGCAGTCGCTGTAGATCTCAAGCTCCTTAAGTTATCTGCTAAATTCTCATTGGCAAAACCTCTTTCTCTCACTCTATTCGATTGCGTTTCATTTAATCTGAGATTTCCTTTAATGCGATTTTCTGCTGATGTATCTCTAAGTCGTTTTAAGGCATCAGCATTATCTTTAATCTTCTGTTCTTGTGTTCCATATGAGCCTATTTTGGCAAGTTCCATTTCATCAAATAAAGTTTTTTCTTGTGCAGGAGCAGACTGTTTTCTTGATAGCTTATATCTTTCTGCTTCTGTTTTTTTAACTCTTGGTTCTTTTTTAGTTTTTTGGTCTTTTGCTATTCCAATAAATGGATTTTCAAATTCCCTTTCTTGCATCTGCATTCTTAATTTTTGTGCTTGTGGCGATGTTCCTATAATGTCTTTTTGTTGTTGTTCTTGAGGTGCTTTATAATTTTCATTTATACCGATTAAATTTTTTGGTTCTAAACTTTCTTTTGGATTAGGCAACCCTCTTCCTTCTCTTCGTTGTCTATCTAAAGCCAACTTTTTCTGTAGTTCTTTATATTGATCTGAACCTTCAAATACTTTTGTGTCTCTAGCTATACCAAATGTTTTATTTTGTTGATTTTCTTCATCTATTCCAGAAATAATGTCGGTTAAACTTTGATCATTATCAACTTTTGCTTTTACTGTATCTGTTGCACTTGCAGTTCTAGCAATATTTTTAGCTTTTTTTCTAGCATTTCTTTCTGTAGCTACTCTTAATTCTTCAGTGCGTTTTTCTTTTGGTGTTTTTGGTTTCCAAGGGAATGATCCAATAGTTCCAAATTTTATTAAATCTTTATCTATCTGCACATTTAATGCACCACGCTTATCGCCAAAATCATAATTAAACTTAAGACCTTTAATATCTTTTGTTTCTAAAAACTTATCTTGTGCCCTGCCGATTTTTGCCCTTAGTCCTTCTGAATGTTTTGGTGGTAATTTAGAAAGAAGTTCATCTAAAGATTTAACGCCCTTTAAGTCATATGTTGGTTTTTCTTCTGTTGGTTTTGTAGTGCCTTTGTCTACAATATCTTTATTCGGAACAACATTAAATTTTGTACCAAGAAAATTAAATCCAACAGACTTTAATTTCATTGATCCAGATGTTCTTGCATTTACTATTATTTCCTTAGCAGCTTTTATTTTTTCTTTAAAATCAGCTAATTGTTTTGGGCTTAACGCATTGGTAAATTCTTCTAAGTTTTTTGGTTTTACAACTGGCTTTGCAGTTGGTTTTGGCTTTGCAGTCGGGATAGGTGCTGTAGCGGTAGCGTTAGGTTTTGGTACTGGTGCTGAAACGACTGGCTTTGCAGTCGCTGCTTCTTTTTCAGCTTTTTTTATATCAAGCCATCTTTTTGTTTCTGCTTCTGCTTCTTCTGCTGTAAACCTTTTATCTGTTGGGCCTCTACTTAAAATATTGGATATTGTAGAAGATGTTGGGCTTGAACCTCTTGCTCTACCATTAGCATTGTTAAATCTTATTTCTGGAGGATAAAAACTGTTTGGTAAACGGCCCTTTCTTCTTTCTATAGTTGCACTACCAAATTTTTCAAACGCTTGTATGTCACCTTCACTATAATCTGCATTAAATAAAGTTGATCCTTTTTCAAGGGATGCAATTTCTGGAGGCAATTGAACATCTTCATATACCCTTTTACCATTTATTATTTTTGCATCATATTTTCCTGATGCAGATTCTTTTTCAAACTTTCTCATTGCAGCTAAAATTTCTTCGTTTGTATATACTTTTTTATTTGGTTCTGGTTTATTTGGAATAGGTGCTGTAGCGGTAGGTTTTGATACTGGTGCTGAAACGACTGGCTTTGCAGTCGGTGTGGTAGCGGTAGGTTTTGATACTGGTGCTGAAACGACTGGCTTTGCAGTCGGTGTGGTAGCGGTAGGTTTTGGTGCTGGTGCTGAAACGACTGGCTTTGCAGTCGGTGTTGAAACATATGGTTTTCCAGTCTTTCTTATTTCATTTAAAATTCTCCATGCTTCATTCTTTCTTTCTTCCCAGTTTGGTCCTCTAGCCTTAGCTTTTTCTTCCTGCAAAATTCTCGATGCTTCATTCTTTCTTTCCAACCAATTTGGCCCTTGAGATTCACTTTTTGCTTTATTTAAAACTGCTCTTGCTTCATTTAATCTTTCACTATATTTCGGCCCTTGAGGTTCCTCATTATATACTTTTGTCCAAGCAGCAAGTGCAGACTTTGCTTCTGGACTTGCAATGTCTTCGTTATATATTTTATCCCAAGCAGCAAGTGCAGACCGTACTTTTGGGTTTTCCATTCCTTCCTGATCTATTTTTCCCCAAGCAGCAAGTGCTTCTTGTTCTGAAATTCCTGGCTTTGCAGTCGTTGCGGTAGCTATAGGTTTTGCTACTGGTGCGGAAACGACTGGCTTTGCAGTCGCCTCATCTTCATCTGGTCTTCGACCCGCTTGATTTACATATTCTCTATGGCCTCTTTTTACTTGTCTTTCATATTGAAATTTTTGAAATTCTTTAGTGTCACTAACAAGCTTTCCAGTTTTGGGATCTTTTTTAAGATTTGGTTTTAATAAACTAGGACCGTTTAATTTTGAAAACATGTCTCGCAAACCACCAAAAATACCTTTTGCTTTTTTTATTCCTAAATATTTTTCTGCAAATTTTTGTTTTCGTTTTTCTTTATGAAATTCAATATTTTTTCTAGCATCATATGTATCACTAGAACTAAAATCTTTTAATGGGTTACCGCTATCTGGTGCTCTTGATCTTGATAGTTCTTGAACAGTAACAAAATGTGGTTTTATATTACTTCCTTCTTCCCCGCCAACAGGAAGAAGAATTGACCTTCTGTCAGCAATATTTCTTTTTTCGTATTGCTTCTTTATTTTGCTTTCTGCTTCAAGTTTTTTTGCTTGTTTTTTTTCTTCTATTTGTTTAGGAGAAGAGAATATTTTTTTGCCAACTAAATTTCCAAGCCCTCCAATTGTAAGTCCAGAACCAATAGAGGTTGCAGCAGCTAGACCAGCATAAGTTAGTCCAGCAAGTGGCCCTGCATTTTCACCGATAATAGACTCCATACCAAATAGTGAAGCAGCAAATGGAACAAGAAGACCAGGAACAGCAAGTGAAACACCAAGCAATACTGACTTATCACCAACAGTTAATCTTTTAGGTCCACCCCCACTACCAAACTTTTGTCTAGCCACTTGATTTTTTGGAACAACTAATTCGCCTGGTTCAAGTAATGCACGAACCTTATCTCCAGAGCCACTTCCTGGTACTATCCCACCCTTTTTCATCCTTATAATAGGACCACCATCAGCGTAATAAGGAAAAGTTTTTGCTTTAGCAGATTTCTGTCTTTGGCTATATGCAGTAGAAGCATTATCTGTTTTAGCTCTCTCTTTTGCTTCTTCATTTGGGCGAATGCCCCTAGCTGCTTCAAAACTGTCAAATCTATTTGGTTTGGTAAATGTCTCTGGATTTGTACCTTGCCATTGACTTCTTGCTTCGTCTTTAGTTGGGGCATCGCCAAAAACAGCCCTAAAAATTTGATCTTCTGATTGAGCATTGTTTTTTGGTGGAGGTGGAGTTGAGGTATTTTTCCTAGTATTATTTGTGGTCTTTGGACCAGCTTCAGCCCTTGCTCTTATAAGAATGTTTCTATCTAATAAAGTCTTAAGAGCAGCATTTACTCTTTCCATGTTGCCATTAGGTTTAGCAGTAGGATTCTTGTCTGGATGATTTATTTTTGCAGCAACTCTAAATGCACCCTTTATCACTTCATCTGTATGAATAACACCCTTGACTAAATTTAAAATTTCTTCGGGAGAAAAATTTGATGGGAATGGTTTTGGTCCTACACTATTGCCCTCCATGAATCTTTGTCTGTTAACCGATCCACCAAAGGCGAGTTTTGGTACTCCTATTACTTTTTTATTTTTTGAAAATGCGGTTATTCCAAAATTTTGATTGCTTTCTTCTTTGTCATGAAACTTATTGATTAAATTGTTAATATTAGAAAACGCTGGTTCTAAAGAATTAGAAACCTGTGGATCAATATCATATTTTTGATTTTCTTTTATTGAATTAATTAATATTGACTTTGCATTTTTTATATTTTCTGTTTTACTAAAAAATGCTTTTAAGTCTTTTGTTGTATATAAACTTGATGTTGATCCTTTTCCTTGGAATGTCTTAAAAACATTCCTTTTTTGAATATAATTCTGAAGCGTTTTTCCTTTAACAAAAATATGATTTGGTTGTTTATTCCAATCTAAATTCCAATTGCTCGGTAGATCTATACCAATATTTGAATAATGTTTTGTTTGTGTTGTTTGTCCACTTGCATCTTTAATTTCATAAGTATACCCTAAATCACCATGAGTAAAATGAGTTTCTTTTTTAGCTTTATTTGGTTTATTTTTTTTCTTTTTAGCTAAGTATTCTGAAACTTGTTTTTCATCATCAACATCTATATTTTCACTTCCAGGAATTTTTTTAGATAACCAATCAGATACAGAAATCTTGCGTGTGTTTTCTGGCAAATCCAATGTTGAAAATAAATTTTGTCCTTCTTTGTTTTTTAATCTTTGTCTTCCTTTTATTGTTATATTTTTTACTTCTCCAGCATTTCCTGGCATGTTTTCTTGATTATACTTTTGTCTTACAACTTGATTTCTAGGAATAACCATCTCACCTGGCTCAAGCAAAGCTGGCACTTTATCCCCAGTTCCACTTCCTGGGACTATACCCCCTGTTCTCATCCTAAGAAAACCGCCATATGCCTTTTTATTTGTCCTTGCAGAAGAATTGTCTGCACCAGCACCTTTTACAAAACCTGTGGCAAAAGAGCCAATTCCTTGACCAATTTTTACAGCAGCAAGGGCAGTAAATAATGGGAGTAAACCTTTAAGTGAATTGATTAATGACAAGACAGAAGTGGCAGCACCAATGAATGTATCAGCTAAACTTCTAAAGCCAGGGCTATTAACAATACTTCTACCAACCTCAAAAAAGCTTTCCTTCAACTTCTGTAGTTTTACAGCAAGAGCATCCTGTGCTTGGCCAGCATTAACAGCTAAAGACACACTACCAGCTTGAGCTACCCCTAATGCCTTCTGTGCAGTAGCAAATTCTTGAATAAGTGGGATAACCTTACTGATCTGCCTATAACCACCTAATTGCTCAACAATGGCACTAAATCGGGGGTCTGTTGACCTTAGTTCAGAAAGTCCAGCAGATAATCTTTTGACTGCTTCATATGGACCAACAAACTGCTGTTCTAATCCAACATCTCCTAAAGCTCTAGCTTCATCTGCTGTATACCTAAGATTTATACCAATTTCTTTTAGGGCGTTAGCCGTATCATTTCTTTGTATTCGTGTAAATATAGTTCTTAAGCCAGTACCAATACTTTCGGCACTTTCTCTTGTCGTTTGTCGTACTGATGTAAATAAGGCTATAAGCTCATTTAAATTACCGCCAGCAGCTTTAAATGCACCCCCTGTCTTTCTAATCGCCTCAACAATATCTGATGCTTCAACAGCAAACTCACCAGCTACAGCATTAACAGAACCCAAAGCTGCACCAAGATCTTTTGCCTCAACCTTAAACTGCTTCATAATAGCAATAGCACCTTCAGTCGTATCTTTGAGGTTATCAAAGTTTGGTGCTAAAGCAGCTTGTGCCATTGCTTCTAAGGCATCTTTAGTTTCAGAAAGAGTTAAGTTAGCTTGTTTTAAAACTACTGCTACACCAACTAAATCTTTGCTGGAAACACCTAGATTTTTAGACAATCCTGTTATTTCTTGACCTACAGCAGCAACATCTTGTGCCGTATCTCCAGAAACTTGTCTCAGCCTAATCATCTCTCTATCAAAATCTACAGCAGCAGAAACAGCTTCTTTCATTGTGTTAGTAAAAGCAATGATTGAGCCAGCAGTAACAGCAAACGCAGCAAATCTTTTGGCAGCAAAACCAGCCTGTCTACCAAAATTTTCCATAGCATTGGTAGATTCAGTAATTTGAGACTTTATTTGACTTAATCCAGAAGTACTATTTCTATCAATCCCAAGCTTGAATTGAGCATTAGAATTTAATGCTGCATTCAATTGGTTTTGAGCATTCTTCAAAGAAGCACTATTAAGAGCAATATTTAATTGAGCAGTTAAATTAAAAGCCATTTTTATACCTCAATAAAAAAGGGCAGAGCATAAGCGTAGTTACTTCTACGATTAAACCCTGCCCATCTATGCGATACTGTCCGTTTAGTTCTCAACGACCTTTGCTGGTTCAACAACAACTGCTGGTGCTTCTGTTGTTTTAACAGCTTCAACCTTTTCTTCAATCGGCTTACCTTCGTCATCAAGGAATGGAGAGAAGTCAACAACATAATCTCCTTCCTCGTTAACTCGATTGCCATTAATATCAATGAGTTCACCAGCCTCACTAATATACCTACCATCCTTATTGACTAGCCTACCCTCAGAATCAACCCTTCGCCCTGTCTTATCAACTAAATGCAACTCTTCATCCACAAAGTTATATTTAGCTAAAAACTGGTTCTCAGGGAGCTTCTTTTCATAATCTGGATCAAGATTATAAAGCAACATAGCAAGACTTCCTGCTGCCTGTCCAGTTGCTGGATCGTCATCTCTATTCAAGTAATCTTCATAATTACCAAAATATGTTTTCCCTGTCTCTGAATACACCGTACACGAACTAACCCAGTAATTGAATTGGGCATTATCTGCTTGACCTTCAGCAGTATTATTATCTAGAGATGATCGCTCAGAGGTTAAAGACCTGAGTTCTGCACGATCTTTCCTCATTTCAAGAGCTAAGTCCTTAGCCTGATTGAGTTTAATACCGCCAGACTTAATCTTTCTTTCTGCCCCATTAATTTTTTCCAACAATTTGCGATATTCAGCTTCTTTGTTATCATCCCAAAGATTCTGCTCTCGCATAACATTATTAACTTTACCACGAAGAATTGCACCAGATTCAACGGCATCTCGAAATGCCTTATTATAAATCTTTTGCCCTTCCTGCCTTTGTTTAACATTAGGTCGAACAACACAAAGTTCGATTTCTTTGCTATCCAAAGTCACCTTAAACTGCTTCTTATTTGTGACACTCATAACTAATCCTCCTTTTGTTTAAGAATATTCTGGTGTCTGTTCCAATAAACAATATACTGCATTATCTCATTTTCACAAGATCTAATTTGATGATTGCCATTATTTAAAACATTTGTTCTACACAAATCCCATAGTTCCCTCCACTTTCTTTGTTTGTCAGTTAAATCCGCTTCGCTTATTCCATATCCCCAAATCTCTCCAAAGTTTTGTTCAAAAGAAGAAAGAGCACCAATAAATGATGTTCTTAGCTTGGTAGTTATAATTTTTTGCAATCTTGATTTTGATTCAGTTTCATACTTTTTTTTGTTTCTATCCTCATCCTTTTTGGAAAAGTTAGAAGCATCTTCCATTTGTGAATATATATCCATTTTACTTACCTCCAGCATTCATTTGCATTTGAATATCCCTTATGGAGTCGGGCATATTTTCTTCTGCAAGAGTGCCATGTTTTTTTAGAGCTTGTGTTCTTTCTTTCTTAATCATCCTTGCATTTATGTCATTTAAAGATTCTATCTTCTTAGCATCTTCCTTGCTTTCTGCAATTATAAATATTTCTTTGCTATTTCTTATTTTATCATTTGTTATCAATCCATCTATTCCAGTTTCTATTCCTTTTTTAACCCTTTTCCTTCTTTGTAGAATCAACCACCCATCAAGCATGTCATCGTCTTCTAAAACTTCTTCCGATGGAGATTCTGGATGCTCATATATATTATCATAGAGTGATGACCAAATGATAACGCTTTTTTGTTCTTCTGTTAAATCTACAGCAGGAACGCCAAATAGATTATTCTCAGACTTTCTACATGACCATGTAGATCGCCAAGGATCTGTTCTGGCTATTTCTCTAAAATCAGAATCAGATATTTTATTTTCAACAAATACTGAAGTGGCATCTTCTAAAAGTGGTTCTGTCTGCTTCCAAAATTCATCGCCTTCCCAAACTCTAGTTCCGTCTTCAAACAAAAGCCCTTTACCAACTAAATACCTCATTTTATTCATGGAGGCAGTACCCTCACAGGATAAATGATTGTAGGTACTTTTTTCTCTGTATAATTCAGAGTATGATTCCTTTGCTATTTTAAGCATTTTTCTAATTAATTTTCGTTCTTCTGTTTTGAATGTGGCTTCAAATAATCTTACTTTTAATTCTTCAATATCCTTTGGCATTTGAACGATTTGTTTTTCTTTCTCATCATCCCATACATTGTTGCTATACATGAAGAATTCTAATTCTTCTTGATTGTATAGACCTTCTAATGCTGCTTCTTCAAATGATTCTATGAATATTTCTTGAGCGATGTGGCGAGTGTGGCGATCTGGCTGTTTAAGCAAATAGACTTTTCCGTTGATTTTACAACGAAAAAATCCAGTAATAATTCTACTAATATATAATTCCTTCTTAAACTGTTCCATCCTATATTCCTAAAAATAAGGGGCAACAGGTTCCCCTGCTGCCCACATATTTATTTACAAACTATTATAGATCAGCAGTGCTTCGTAAAGCAGATGTAGGATCTACTGGATGCTTAATAGTAAAGTCATTGAAGGTTTTGAATGAGTAAGTAACAGTTGCGTTATTACCATCAACACCACCACCTTGGTAATTACAAGATTGCATCTTGTTTTTTGTACCAAGATCAATAACAGTACCTTCGGTAAGAACTAACTTAATTGTCTGATCTTTCAAGTTGTTACCATTGTAACTGTTAAATGCAGAACCACTTTCGGTTACTTCAATTTCATCTCCACCCTTTGCCAATACTTCAAATTCAGCAGTAACTTCTACTGGGAATTTGGTATATCGGAAGTAAGGTGCTTTTCGACCCAATTCAAGAATCTGTTCACGACCAAGGGTCGCAGAAGCAGAAGTAGATTGGAAAGATGTATTAAAGCAATTTAAAGTAGCATTAACAGTATTTTTACCAGAAGCATCAATACCAGGAATCTGAGTTGGGAAAAGTGATTTGCTCATATTAAGATGCTGTCTTTGAGCAATACCAGAGGCAGACCTTTGAGCACTATAATTAGTTGCTTCATCATATGGGTCAGCATCCCAAGCAGGACTAGCACTATCTGCTGGCTGGAAGTTTGGTGTCCACTTACCAGTAGAACCAGTATTCCAAACTTTATTGTTTGCAACCATAGTTACTGATTCAGTAGCATTTCCATCAATGCCAATTTTGTAAGAAACTTGACTTACAAAACAACCAGAAACAACGCAAGTAGAACTTGGAACTCCAGAAGCAGCTTCTTGAGTATCATCAGTAATAGAAAGAGCAAGAATTGCTTTCCTAGTAGATCGACCAACCAAACTTGAACTAGAAGCACCTTGAGTTCCGAGATGGTACAATAATGGAAAACCATCAAGTACTTTTTCAAGTGTAACTTCTACATCTGCAACACCTTCAATGTTTTCATAGATTGAAATCATACCGATTTCAAAAACTTGTTGAAGATTAAAAGTGGTGTTAATACCAACAGATTGAAGACCACGAACTTCTTGATAAGAAGTAGATCCATCTGCTGCAATGCCTACTGCTTGACAAGCGTAAAATATTCTTCGATTTGCCATGTTTAAAATCTCCCATATTAAATTCTGTCCAAAAATCAACCCTCATTTAATTAATACACCAATTTAAAGAGAATCTATTGAGAAAGTAACTCTTATACTAGATCTATACATAGGTGGGGCAGCAATCTGCTCTTGAGATCTAATTTTATCAAAAGATATTAACTTCCATTGATAATTAGTTGTTATATCTCCATAATTTAATCCAGATGGTGCTATTTGCCCATCATATGTAAGTGGGTATTTTTGATCGGCTAAAAGTTTTGTCTTATCTATGCCCCAAAACCTTTTTTCCCACTGATTAATAATAATGTCATGAACTTGCCTTCTATCCCAAGGCGTTTCTGCAAAAACATGCATTAATATATCTTGTTTGTGAACCCTATTTATAGCTCCTATCTCATAAGGTGTCATGCTCACAGATGGCAATGTTTCTAAAACTATAGCAGGAAGCTGTATTCTATTTAGCGAAAGAACATCCCAAGCACCAGACCCCTTAGACGAAAATTGAACATCGTCAACTCTAAAACTGTCATATTGTATGGTTTGAAACCAAGGTATGTCGGCAGATACAATCTTTACATTCCTATAAGAATGTTCACATTTAACTATACTAGTTGTAGCTATTGGGGAATTAAAAATGATTTTTCCTTCGGGATAATTTATCTTATATCCAGAAGGTCCAGATGTGTTTTTAGGTATAAAAGATGTGTTTACATATATACCACTAATGCTTATAGGTTGGTGACTATATTCAACTCCAGACTCCCACACCCAATCTGATCTAGCACCTTCCCAAACAGAACCATTTGTATATCTAGGATCTCTAGAAAGTCTCATCTTATAAGATGGCAAAGAATGTGAGCCAACTCCTGTGGGATAAACACCTGTTGGAACATAAATATTTGTAAAAGCACCAGCACACAAGAATCCATTTTGCATAAACAAATGAACAGATGTTTCAAGAAGATCCGAAAATAATGGGTCCCCATAATTAGAAACGCCATGAAATTTAATGCTCATCTTAATAAATCCTCTAATCCTTTTTGTAACTTTTCGAGCATGTCTATTTCTGTCGCAATCAACGCCCTAGTTATCCAGTTGTCATCTATTGTTCCAGAATGATTTGGGTCTACTCTAAATCCTTTTGACATTTTTGGCGAAACCATTAGTGCGTAACCGCTTCTTGAACCCTTTAAGGGCGTACCCTTTTCTTTCATTACTTGATAATCAGCAATAACTATAGTATCACCAGCAGTTAGTAGCCATCTTAGCCAATCTACAGTATTTCCATTTGAATCATAAGCCCCAAAACCTTTATCTAATAAAAATTCTATACCACCCTTCAATAATTGTAATCTAATCCCGCCTAAACTTGCTGAAGTTGATCCAAGTTTTGTAAGCTCAATTGATCCAGATACTGCCTTTACTACTCTCTCTCCAACATTTTCTCCTGCCCTAAAACCAAAATCTCTTCTTAGCTCTCCAATATCTAAAGAATAGTAAGTATCATTTGGCCCTTTCCTTAATTTTTCTTCAACATAAGCAACAAGACCTGACCTTATTTTTCTAATTAGCTGGCTTATTGTTCGATCAAGAATTGCTTTTATTTCTGATGTTGCAGCTATTGAGAATTGTTGTTGATCAAGCTTGACATCGTATTTAAAAGAAGCCATATTTAAGCTCCTATTCTATTCCATATAGCAACCCAATATCTGTTTTGCACTATGTTTCCTTGATCAATAGGCTCGCCAGCGAGTTCATATGTATATCTGATCATTGGCTCTAAACTTATTTGCATAATCATTTTTCTTGACTGCAAAACATTTGCTAAATCTTTTATATATCCCTTGGTCTGAATTGTTCCTGCTGGATGATGTATATTTGCTGGAATTTTAACAAACCAATCAGAAGGGCTATTTGATATTAAAAGCTTTATTGGAATTGTTATCTCTGAAAAATGATAGCCCCTACCATCACACAAAGGACAAATGCTGCCATTTGGAAAAGGCATAGGCCCGCCACTAGTCCAATGATTTGATGACTTATTTCCAATTGGATCTATAACGCAATTAACACAAGCACTTGGAAGTGGAGGATAAACCAATAGGCAATCCTTGCCCAATTGATCTATTAGGTCATCTATAGCATCTTGAGCTATTTTTTTAACATCATCAGATAATGTGAATAATTTGCCCATAATGTATAATACACCACTGATAATTATACAATTAAAGCTTCTTTAAAATTAAATAATCATCTGAAGACTTAATTACACTAAGTTTTTCTGATTTTTTATAAATATCTAGAATTTGTTGATCTGCTTTCACTATAATCAAACAATCATTGGACCTTAAAAATGTTTCTTGTTTTATCAATGAGAAATCAATAAGTTCTTGAGATAGCCCTTTATAATTAATTAATAGAGTTCTAAGATTATCTTCTGGTGCTTGGAAATCATCTTCTTTATCTGTAAGAATAAAGTTTTCATAACTAAAATTCTTTATGGTTGTTTGTAATTGCTCTTTAGATTGATTTTTATATTCATCTACTCTAACTACCCCAAGACCTCTTTGGCAGAGAGCAAGGGTGGTTTGTAGACCTTCTGAGCTTATATCTAAACAATACGAGTTGCTTGCTGCCCAAACAATTTCTCTTACTGCTTCAACTGAAAGCCCACCATCAACATTAGGTAGAGGAACATATTGCATTCTAAGTCTGAGAATATTTTCTTCAAATGTGTAAAGAAAAGGAATAATATTTTCTTTTTCACAAATATAAGAGAACTCTGCACCTTCTTTATAATCATCTAAAACTTTTTGTGCAAAATCTTTACTTACAAAATATAAAGGTGCATCATCTAGTTCATCAACATCAGCAATTTTATAAGAAAGTTGAGAATGTTTTGTCTTTAAAGATGATTTGTTTATCTGATCAAATATAGTTATCTTTGCTTGACCTGTTTTAATTAGTGGCCAAAAATCAATCATTATATTTATATTTTTTTCTAGCCTTAAATTGCCCTTACATATTAACGCATAGTCATTTCCTTCTGCGATAAACTTTTCTAATACAGATTTTAAATTTGCACCCAACATATATTCTTTTTCTTTAGTCCATTTAATTTTTTTAAATGATTCTTCAGTAGTTACACTTTCTCTTCCAATAACATAAGCTTTAACTTTGATGGCATTTTTTTCTGAAGAGTTTATTGGGGTAGGATTACCAATAATTTTAGATGAATCAGTAATAGCTTTAAATAGCTCTTCTTGTGTTACTTTGCTAGTAAAATAATTAATTACTTCCCTATGATTCCAACCAATTTCTGTCCAACCAACAATATAATTAAAGATTCTATCTACAACAGATAGTGGGTATGGAACACCTTTTGGTCTGCCAAATCTATGTATCCATTTTAAAAATGTAAGACAAACTGTTTTTCCACCATTCTGTCTAACCTTTTCTTGTATATACCCTTCTTCGCCACCAAATCCACGAAAACTCTTATTGAATCCTGGCCAAGCATCTTTCCTCATGCAAAAAATGCCTAGACCTTGCATTGGAATTTCAAATTCTTCTTCTGAAATAGCTCTAGGATCATTCCCCCAAGTTCCATACATATGACCTCTCCAGCCTGGGTCAAAATGCGTAGATGTGCTTTTTTGATCATCATAAAGAAGTGGACCTTGAATTAAATTCTTTGTGTTTTCATTTTGCTTTAAGTATTCTTTAAGCTTCTGAATAGAGTCTTTTGTAAAAATAATATGGCAATCAATACACATTACAAATTTGCCAGTTGCCATTTCAAAAACATGATTTCTAGATTGAGATGTTCCAGCTTTTTCTGGAGCGTGTATATACTTAGCACCAACACTTCCACATGTTGCCTTAGTATCTTCACAAGATTTCGGCTTTGTATCTATTACTAAAAGTTCTACATCTTCTAGATTGTGAAAAGCTTTTAGTGCTTGAAGTGTAAAATAAACACCATCGAAATCATCATATGTAGCCATACCAATGGTTAATAACATAAATCCTCCTTTAGCTTCCTAAAACTTAAATTAAGCCTGTTTTGCAACAAACAAACCAGATAGCTCAACCGAATAAACATTGACCGCATCCAATGGAACAAACCCATTCTCAAATACTAGTTCTTGACTTGCTGACAAATTATATGATGTAGTTGTATCAGCAGCTTCGCCAAAATTCAAGTGCATAATTCCAGTAGAGTTGTTTTTAAAGTAAAAATAATTTCTTCCTGATTTTGCAGGGAAAACTTGTTGGCTAATTCCTGTTGCAGCAATAGCACTAGAGCCATCTTCAAGACTATCGCTCATGCTAGTATCTACATTGTAATAGCCAAAATTTCTACTCAAATTTACTGGTTCAATATCGTTGAATGTCCTCACATCAACCCTATTGTAATTAATTACTTCTCCAGTAGGGTGACCTTCAGTTGGTTGAATAGTTGAAGATCCAATTTTAATCGTACCGCCATTAATTATATGATGAGTTGCCATCTAACTACTCCTTATCTTGAGAAAAATGTTCTGCCTTCGTTGCCATTATAATAAGCCTGATCTCTAGAACCAGCAAACAGCCTAAACGGACTCATTATAGCAGCACCAGCCGTTAATCCAACTCTTGCTGTTTGATATTCTAGTTTAACTTCTTCGTAAACATAACACCAACCTTTTTCTAGCAATTTCATTCTACCATCCATAGTTCCACGCAAGTCAATAGAAGAACTACCATCTCTAATAGCAATTCCTTGACCAACAGCCCTTCTTGTCTCGCCACGCTCTATTAAACATGCTGATTTTATGGTCACTAAATTTATAAAATTATCATCTCTAGTAGTCGCCCTATCTACTGGACTAGGCTCAATCGTGAGTGCTTGAATATCAACTTGAAAATTATTTGCAAATCTTAATTCTGAAGTAACTAATTGAGCAGCAACAGCAATTACTTGCGTAAGTCGTTTATCTGTATAGAGTTGTGGAGAAACTAAATCGTCTAGTAAAACTCTCAATAGTGTTATGAATTCTGCTTGCCAGTACATAATAACCTCTATGGTTAGAGTATTGTTTCAATTAATAATACACCATATTTTAATCGGTAAATGGTGGCACTATAACTATATTGCCAACAGACAGCGTAATTATATGGGTATTAGATAGAGTAGATCTAAACTCATACGACCACCTTCCTGCCCCAATTTGTGCTAATTCTTCATTGCTAAGTTCAACTCTTAAAGATGTTCCATTAAGTAGTTGTGCTCGTTTAATGAATGTTGGTCTAGAATCAATTATAAAGTCTGTAGTAGAACCAGTCAAGTTTGGCCAATCAATAGAAGTTATGTCTATGGATCTTGATTCTTCTGTTAAGTAGTCATCTGTAAGTCTTAATTCTATAGGATCTTGTGGGTTGATTGGTATTGGGTTTGTTAATGATGGAACTCCTACTCCAGAAGTGGCACATCTTGTGCTTACTTTAACATCTATATTTTCATATTCTTCTGGATTAATTGCAGTAGCACCTAAAAGTTCAGACCCACAATAAAATTTAATAGCACCTCTAAATGATGTTGGTATTATTCCAGTAAATAAATAATTGCCATTTGTTAAATTTGCAAATCCTGTTGAGTGTGAAACACCATAATTTGTTCCATCACCATTTATTAATTGTGCATACATATAACTACAGTTTTCATATTTTTTGCCCAAGGAAAGACTAACCCCTAAAGTAAATCCTTCTGATGAACTAAGATTTAAATTAGATGTAAATACACCTATTTCATAGCCAAGATATTCTATTGCTGTAGTAATAGAAATTTGTCCGCTAACAGATATTGGAGATCCATGAGAAATAGACCTAATGTAATATGTTGTTCCCGGATTTAAATTTGAAATGGTAACACTATGACTTGTTACTAAGTTAGAATCTTCAACTGTAGAATTTGCATATCCATAGTTTGGTGGTGATCCTAATGTTGCATGAGAGGAAGTGTCATAAATAACACGACTAGTTGAAGGGGTGCTTGTTTGCCAAGCAATTTGTGTTTGATTGTTGCCTGTAAAAGTAGACTCCAATAAAGAAATTGTTGGGCCTACTGGAGTCGGTGTTGGCGTTGGCGTTGGAGTCGGTGTTGG